ATGAAATTTCGTTTAACGTTGATTTGTTTACTAAAAACCGCCGCGTTCTTACTCGTTTTTTCTTGCATGCCACAAGAGAGATTTGAATATACCGATGACGTTCAATATGATTTAACAAAAGCGCTCCAAAATCCATCGAAGGTTCGAATTTTGGATTTGAGTAGACAAAAACTTACAACCCTTCCGAAAGAAATCGGGCAACTGCAGAATTTACAACGGTTGGATTTGAGTTTTAATTCACTTACAAGTCTCCCCAAAGAAATTGGACAATTGGAGAATTTACAAAGGTTGGATTTGCATCAAAACCAGATCACAACTCTTCCTAAGGAAATCGGACAATTGAAAAATTTACGATGGTTAGATTTGGATGGTAACCAACTCACAATTCTTCCTAAGGAAATCGGACAATTGAAAAATTTACGATGGTTAGATTTGGATGGTAACCAACTCACAATTCTTCCTAAGGAAATCGGACAACTACAAAATTTACAAGAGTTGTATTTGGGTGATAACCAACTCACAATTCTTCCTAAGGAAATCGGGCAACTACAAAATTTACAAAAGTTGAATTTGTCTTACAATCAACTTACGATTTTTCCGAAAGAAATCGGGCAATTACAGAAATTAAGAGCATTGGATTTACGCGCTAATCAATTCGCAACGCTTCCTAAGGAAATCGAACAACTGAAGAATTTACAAATGTTGGATTTGTCTAAAAACCGACTCACAATTCTTCCGAAAGAAATAGGGGAACTCCAGAATTTGCAAGATCTATATTTGTCTAACAACCAATTCACAGCTCTTCCAAAGGAAATCGGACAATTGAAGAATCTACAAACGTTGTATTTACGCGCTAATCAATTCGCAACGCTTCCTAAAGAAATTTTACAACTACAAAATTTGCAAACGTTGAATTTAAATGGTAACCGGCTAACGACTTATCCGCGCGCAACACTGAAAACCAGTTTGCGCACTAACTCCTAAACTAAAGCTTGAACCTCCCCCGAATGAGTGGACACGGTCGTGCAAGTTAAAAAGGATAAAGCATGGCTCGTAAAACACAATACGACGAAGAATTTAAGAAGAACACGGTTGAACTTCTGGTAAAGTCCAGGAAATCCATGACTCAGATCTCAAAAGATTTGGGAGTCTCTGTGAATACCTTGATAAATTGGAAGAAGAGGTATCTGACGGATGACGGCCCGTTTCAAAACGAACTTCGAGCAGAGAATGAACGTTTAAGGAAAGAACTGATGGAAGTAAAGGAGGAGAGGGAGATCTTAAAAAAGTCCGTGGCCATCTTCTTGAAACCAAGGAAATGAAATATACGTTTGTAAAAAAGAATCGATTTCCGATAGAGAAGACATGCAATATTCTGAATGTATCGAAGAGCGGTTACTATGAATGGTTGAAACGAGAAGATAGTAAAAGAGTAAAGTTTAATCAAGAGTTGGACGAAAGGATTCGGATTCTATTTGAGGAACATGAGAATCGATCCGGGTATCTGCGAATTCATCAAGACTTACGATCGGAAGGTCATGCCGTATCTAAGAATCGAGTTTACAGAAGAATGCGTATAATGGGCTTAAAAGCCGATCGGAAGTGTTCTTTTCGTCCTGTGACTACGAACTCGAAGCACAAACTTCCTGTGGCTCCTAATCTTTTAGGTCAAGTCTTCAAGTCGGACGGATTGAATCAGATTTGGCTTTCAGATATCACGTATATACCCGTAGCTGGAAAGTGGGTTTATTTATTTGCGATCAAAGATCTTTTTAATCGAGAGATCATTGGTTGGGAATTAGGTTCGACATTGGAGACGGAACATCTCCTGAAGGCTTTTGAGAAAGCTCTTTCTCACAGGGGATATCCAAAGGAAGTCGTATTTCATTCCGATAGAGGAGTTCAATATGCAAGTGATAACTTTAGAAAAGTATTAACTACGAATCAGTTCATTCAGAGCATGAGTAGAAAAGGGAACTGCTATGACAATGCTCCGATGGAATCGTTCTTTAAAACTTTAAAAGTAGAGGAGGTTTACAAAAGGAAATTCGACACAATAAGGGAGGCGCAATATTTTCTGTTTGACTATATCGAAAGATATTATAACAGAAAGAGAAGACACTCGGCTTTAGGCTACCTGAGCCCGGTTGAGTTTCGAATTAAAAATTCTGCATAGCCAAGTCCGTTTTTTCGGGGGAAGTCCAGCTACTTTTCTTTATAAAATCCGTTTTGCAAACACAAATGGAAAACCGGATAATCCACGAGCATCAGTAGTTTTCCCAAAACGTGGAGAACCATACGCACCATCCGTAACTGGGGAACCAATACTCACAGATGAATTACCGATTAGAGATGTTCCAGATCCTGAATAATTATCGGGATGAGTGAGATCTGCAGACTGACCCGTAACAGAGTGTTTATGACCTTGAAACCTATCCCTCCTTCTTAAACCACCAATCCATTCACTATCCGAATCCATCACCGACACAAATCCTCTTCCCTGAACCGCAAAATGTCTAGCTTGATTTGTAATTGAGGTTCCCGGAGTGATGTCCGGCAATCTATGTTTGTAAAAACGAACCTTCACACCAGAAAGTGATCCGCTCGAATTCGCGGCCGCACAGGTGAAACTGATCGTTCTACTCGCTGACGAAATCGCCGAAATCGCGAGAGTCGCGTTTGCAATAACACCACCGATTGCCTGTTGAAGAGTTCCAGTCATCCAATTCGTAAATGAACCGTGCACTAAATTGTCTTCCACCAGCGCGTCGATCATCTTTTGGCAAGCCGTCGTATTCGCAAAAGTGACAGTAAGAACGTTGCTCGAAATTGAATAACTGATCGCATCGAAATCAATTACATTCGTCCCAAGAGGATCGAATCGAAAAGGTTTGTTCAACCAATACGAAACCAGATCCGGCATCCCACCGGCTCCACTTGAATTTATCAATTGATCCGGACTTGCCAAACAAAACGCTGGAAAATCCGTAGAAGGAGTTCGCATATCGTCCATCCAGAACATTTCACCAACGAATTTTCGTTCCTGTTTGAAAGTCACATCGAGAAAGTTTTTGAAGAAGAGATAAACTTGATTGATCCCCTTTACGAACTTCAACGGGTTGTTTGCATCCGGATTGATTCCGGCGATAATGTCTGAATGAAGATCAGTCACCAAACCAGTTTTAACACTAACGGCCTGTTTCGACTCAATTACTTCTCCATCCTTGATACGATTTCCTTTGAGTCCCCTCAAAACTCTCAAATCAGATCCTAACGTGACAACTCCGGAACCGTTTGTTGTGATCGATCGAAGTGTGATATCACCGGCGACGAGAGAACCTTGACGACAAATTATTTCGTTAGAATCGTCTCTCCAAATGACCGGACCGTCAGAAGGAAGATTCGAAGGACTATCGTATGGAGTTTCCTGAAATTTGTGACGAACAACGAGAGTGAAAGTTACGTTATTTGGAACCTGGATGTTTGCCGTTGCAGGAATGCAAACTCTCTTTCCAAATTCATCGTAAGCGATCAAAGTATCAGTAAGGTCTACATGATTCGCTCCAGTTCCGATAACGATGGTTCCTCCGGAGTCGATACCAGGACCCCAAGCATCCATGTCGCGTTGAAGCACTGCGTTGGACTTTGATTCTTGTTCGTGAATCCAGTCTTCCGGAAAGACTCTCTTGCCTACACTTGGAAATGTAATTCCTGGGAGTTTATCCATTTGTGACCTCCTCATAAGTGGGGAAAGAAATATCGATCGCTTCTATTTCTGTGTAGAGAACTGAAACGTTCGTTTTTTCGTTATTCTCGATTTGAGAAATCAGATCCTTTTTGATTCTTTTACACGTTCCGGAAAACAGTTCGTATTTTGTGGACTTATCCCAGACTGAATTTGCGAGTTCAGAAATGTCATCCTCTGAATTTGATTTTGCTTCACTTATAAGGGCTTGAAGTCCTGATTTTATCGAATCTCTACCAACGGATGCGGTTGTTATCCAACGGTTTGCTTGTTCTCGCAATGCCGGCCATGACAGAGGTTCGTGTTTTGGATAACGTGAAAGAACAGTTTCCAACGTTTCGTCAAACTTCGAATTGATCAGAGCGATTTTTTGCGTTTTGTAGTTCGAGATAGTAAGGAAACCACTTTTCAAAAGTTCTAATGTAGTTTTCGGAACTAATTGATCATTTTCGATTTTTTGATCCGGTGGGATATTTATCAAGCCGCGATCGGCTTTTTCGGAAAGGGAAAATTCCTTCAACTCTCCGCGTTCAAGCTTAAAACCTTCCGGCGGAAATGAATTTCCCTGATGGATCTTTTTCCTCTTCTCTTCCGATTTATCCCGATTGAACAGTTCCACATCGAGCTTTATTGATTCAGCAAGGGACGTGGGGTATTCATCCAGAGAAGTGGAAGAATATACAAAAATCTTTTCCATGATGCTCCTAAGAAGGAGCGATTAGGTAGTGTGGCGCGTTATGCGCTCTTTTTCTTTAATAGATTGCGGACTCACGGATTTTTTCGGATCTGCGAGATTGAAACTTTCCTGTAAGAGTTCCACCCATAAAAAACGGTTCAAACTCTCCTTGATCTTCCCAAAGTTCAGGAACGTTTCCGCCCACGTTGACGGCATCTACCGCTTTACTCAAGCCGTTTCTATCGAAAGAATCGGAAAGTTTCGGGAAGAGAAAGCGATAACGATGAAGAATATACTTTCGGGGAATCATTTTGCGATCCACTTCGGATCCCATTTTAAAACCGGATTTTCCTTCGTCGGAAGTATAGAGTTTTACATAAGAAATCTGATCGGCCGGAAGAGAAGTGGCGTATTGAATCACCTGGCGTTTTGTTGCAACGGTTGGAACGGAAAGTTTGAATAGTTTTGCAAGAAGAAGTCGAGTCCGATAAGAATCATCTGATTCTCCGGGGAGCTTCTCGATTTTGTAACGCACTCCCCAAAGAACAAGACCGGTCGTATCGGAAGTTTCGAGCCACATTTGACGATAAAGCCAACTTAAACGGGAATCGCGATCTTCCAAGATTTTCAGAATCGAATTTAACGCTCGATACCAAAGAGAAGAATTTCCTTTCTTCCGAATCGACGCGCGGAGATTCTTCCAAACGACAGAATCAAAATCAAAACTGAAAAAATCAGACATACACTGTTCCTACAATTTGAAATCCAGATCCTGGACTTGCCAAAGCTCCGGCGGGAACGTCAATGTTGCCAAGAGGATTGAATTCAACATCGATACAATTCGGAAGGGCTTGATACAATGCTTTTAACTGTGCGTCTACGAAGTCTTGTCCTTCTGAAAGAGACAGAAAATACTCGTCCTTGATTTGATCGAGAACGGATTGACTTGGAATCTTATCCGAAGAAGAAAATTTGACAGTCACCGTTTTGTTTATGACCGCTTCATTGATATTCTCTGCGGAAAGATGAGCGACTCCGCCCGGATCGTTTTCTTCTGAATTGAAATGGTCTTGGACTTGATTGAGTTGGGCCGTTGTCAAAGAACCAACAGAACCTTGCAGAAGAATTTTCACCTCACCATCTTTCCCGAGAGTTTTCGCGCTTTTGAAAATAGCTCGTTTGACGAATGCGAAAATTTCCGCTTCGCTCGTATACCACGCCGGAGTCCATTTGGAAGAAACGCCTTCGGCAGTTTGAAGGCGGGAACGAACGGAAGTTCGGGTTTCACGGTATTGACCTTGTTGAATCGGATCTGATTCGAGATTCTTAATGTAGTCGATTCCTTCCGGCGGACTTTCTATGATCGAGATCGATCCCGGAACGACATTCCCCGCAGGACCGTCGATCATACACTGAACGAAGGCTTCGATCGTGAATTTTCCCTGAGCGTCTGCGGAAATACCGGCGGGAAGAGTGAGAGAATCCATCAGAAAGAATCGGATCTTCTGATCTTCATTTCCATTTGTGGAAACTACCAGAGATTGAGGAATATCTCGATCGATGATCGGCTGAGTAGAGGAACCAATTCTTACCTTGATGATTGCGGGAAGAGCCGGTTTCCATTTCATACCGCGACGAATTAAATGTTCGTGGAGCGCATCGTCCTCCGCAGTATGCGGGTGAATCGCTTTTTGAATTGAGATGAGATCGGTATCGATAAAGGAAAATACCGCGTTCGATATCGCGCGGATCAGAGTGAACGTTTTTGATGTGGGGCTGAAAGAGTGATTCTTAAAAACTCCGGAAGACTTTATGCTTTGAAGATGATCGGAAAGAACCTGATCCTTCGTAACGTTTAAATTCAAGGTCCAACTCCCGGAAACGATTCCACAAACTGAATTGTAAACTCACCAAAAGAAGGATCGATTTGAATCCGAAGATCCGGATTCGACGAAACGAGTTGCCATTCTCCACAACGGGAAGGAACGGATGTAACCGTTTGAACGCGGAGATCGGGAATTGAATTTACGGAACGAACGCGAAGATCCGGATTTGAGGATACGAGCATAATTCGACCATACAATTTCGTTCCTTGAAACATGCAGTCGTTGGAAACAGAACTCTCTGAAAAAAGTAGAACAGGAATCAATAATAGAATCAAAATAAATCTCTTCATCGTTTACCTCATAACAAAGCCCTGAATCGCTTCTCCGGTTTTGAGCTTAAAACTTACAACAAGTCCATTCTCAGAATTTAGACCAACATCGATTGAATTTGAGTCAATCATCGGGTGTAAATTTAGAATTCTTTCCGCGTCTCGAATTCGCGCGGCCTGATCCATAAACTCTGTGGAGTTTTGAGCGGCGCGTTGGCGGCTATAAATCTCCGGATAATCCAGATCGTCCGCGACCGTCATTTCAAACATTTCCCGAACTTCGGAAAGAACAATTCGAACCGGATTTAAATCGGTTTGAAAATCATCGTTCGAAGAATCCAAAACGAGATCGCCGAACGAGAGAGTATCATTTGCGAAATCAATCATCAGGTTCCTGCCTTCGGTTTGCTTGTAACCGCCGGACCGACCGGCGTATCCATATAATCGGTCACGTGAGTGGAGAGTCCCACCGAATTCGGAGTTTCCGAAAACGCGGTTACTTCCATCTTTGCGTCTACTTTTCCGCTGGTTTTGAAGTTACCTATTTGTTCCACGTCACCTTTGATCGTGAGCTTTTGCCCACCCAAATCAAGCAAAAATCCGGTTGGAGTAATGGAAATCTGGATTAGATTATTGAAATTTACGAATGCTTGATCTTTCGAAATATCGACTTCGACGGTATCCGCGATTTTGGTTTTGATTTCGTCCACCTTCTCAAACGCAAACGCTGTATAACGTTCCGATTTGTTGTTTCGCGCGATGAGCAAACACTTTGAGCCCTCTCGCGGAATGACCGGATCAGTCCAAGTTACGTCGTTTCGAAAAATGTCACCAACTTTTACCTTGAGCGTCTTGTTCACCTTGTCCACAGATTCTATGGTTCCGCTTTCCGGCCAATAAACCGGAAAGCCAAGAGTCCACGCTTTTACGACAAGATCGACTAACGATTGTTTTTTCATGGTTGCGGTCCAGTATAATCATTTCGGAATTTGCTTTCGTTTTTGGACGGCTTTGATCCCGATTTTTTCGGAGGTTCGAAGAAAAATCCGGGGTGGATTTCTTGACGATAACCGCCGATTCCGAACGTTTTTGTCACTTTCTCTACAAAAGATTTCGCAGTTCTCGAAGGTTCGTTCGGATCGATTACGTGGATGACTTGCGAGTGAGTGACCGGCGGATATCCGAACGTTACAAATTTTCCGTTATATCCGGACCCACAGTGTTCTAAGAAAAGTTCTTTCGCTCTTTTTTCCGCACCCGCTTTATCAAGTCCATCGACTTCGAAGAATCTTTCTTCTCCTGTTCCATACGATCCTTTGTATGTTGTCCCCGTTTTCGGGTTCTCACCTCGCACTGTGATTTTGATTTCTTTCTTTTCTCTTGCTATGAGTTCGTCTTGAATTATGTTGAAACCAACTCGAAACGCCGGAAAGTTTCCAGAAGGATTGGAAGATCCAGATGCGGAAGTATTTTGCGTTTTCTGGATCTTTTTGTTCTTCGTTTTCTCGAAAAGGTTTGGATGAACCAATGCCTTTTGAACAACAAGTTTCCAATCGTGAAAAAAAACATCCACACCAAGCTTTTCCTTTAACCGTGAAAGAGCATATCGCGCCGACTTTCCAGCACATTCAAGACTAATAATGGATGGAATATCTGAATCGCGAATTAGAATCGATACGTCAGTTTTTATCTGAGGATGAATACAATCGTTTAAAAATGAAAGCAGTGATTCGTTGCTATAACTTCTTGTCATAGTCTTTCGTTGGCAGAAAAAAAACGGGTCTACACATTTGATTGATAATGGGACGCTTTGACTGACTTCCAAAACGTAACCGCAGAACTCGGGGAAAAGTCCATATTGTTTGTAACCGGCTTTCCATTCTACTTTCGCAAATTTCTGAATGGAATCTTTCTTCAAATTTCTGTATTTCGGAAGTTTAATATTCAAAACATCGGTCGGAATTTCCCTTGAGGATTCGAGAACCACTTCCGACACAACCGGGAACTTGAGTCCGCCTATGCTCAATTCTTGTTCTAAGACGAGCATTTACATCATTCTCCTTTTTGCATTTACCAAATCTGATTTTTCTATCAGCGAGGGAATGAATAGAACAGCCCCTATGTTTTCATAAGGTTGGAGATTTTCGTTTGCGTCTCGAATCCTTCCGGAAAAATGTTCCGTTCCATAATAGGAGAGACTCAAACTTTCGTACGTATCACCGTCAAGGATTGTATGATTTATATCGTCGGTTCGGGGAATTGGGATTTCGATTTGAACTCCGACTGGAAGGGATTTCCAACTGCTGAGGTGTGGGTTTGAATCAAAGATCAGTCTCCAAATTTCCCACCTGCCATAATATCTTGCCGCAAGACGTTGTAGTGTATCGTTTGGTTTGAGAACATAGAAAGAATTCATATAGAGGATTCCACGATCGAACGTTTCGCTTCTAAAGAAGCTTGATCCAAATCAATGTCATTGTCACTCAAGAAAACAAACGTTACAGGTTGGCTGTATTGAATGGTTGCGTTCGAAACTTGAATCGATTTGAATACTACATTCTTAATTCCTAATGCGTTTAAAAGAGAATGAGTGAGTCCGATAGATTCTGTGTTCTCCCAAATTCTTCGTATCTCTTTTACCTGCTGAATCATCGTCTTGATTAAGGGGTTGGAAGGGGCCGCAAGTAATCCAGCTCCATACACAGCCGCCAGTAAAGTGGTTTCAATCGTGATTGTCCAATCGTCTTGACCCGTTAGTTCTTTCACTGTTCCGGAGCCTCCGGGAATCGCTGTTAAAACGATTCTCTTCTCCTTCCGCAAGGTGAATTTTGTTCCGGAAGGAAATTCATAATCCGTTAGAATTCCTGGACTGATTACAAGTCGATCAGTGTCCCCGGTAATGATCTCCGGAGGAATGTAACCTGCTGGTGCAATTGGCGGTGTAATCCCTCCGATCATGCTGGAACTTCCTCATACCGGTCGAGTTCATCGAAGAGCGCATCCGCTAAAATTTCTCCAATCTGACGTTTGTTTTCTTTCCCGCCTCCGATGACGAGTTGTCCGATTAAACTTCCGATGCTGATTGTAGATCCTTTTTTTCCGGAAAGTATTCCTCCATCCTCTCCATCGGACTCTTCTTTCAGTCTGCGGATGATTCCTTTTTCGGGGTTCAAAACTTCGTTGAATCGTTGCATCACCGGTTTTAGGCGTGGCGTTTCCGTTTCGATTCCGGATACGTATGTCGAGACGAAGGATCTTCCAAAATTACTTGTTTTGGATAGAGGACCCTCTTTCGCATCCGATTGATTCACGTTTGGAACAACTCCTTTACCCCAAAGTGTATTAATTCCCTTCGTAATTGTGTTCACTCCAGAAAGCATTCCATCTTTAAAGGTATCCACAAATTTGAGTCCGTAGTCTTTCGCTGTTTCAACTTTCTGATCGAATGAACTTGCTACATCGATCATTGTCGTTGCAAGAAATGCTTTCCTCTGCTTCATTCCCAAAGCGAACGTATCCACAAACGCGGCACCGCTTCCGGTTAAATTGGATAGCGGTCCTTCATCCGCATTCGAGTGAGGAAGAAAACGAGCAATAACGCTCATTACGTTATTCACTGTAGTTTTTAAATCGTTGATTGAATCGAAGATTCCGAGACCGAACGCTTCAAACAAACTCAATCCGGACTCTTTCATCCGATTACGAATGTTACCGATTACATTGCTTAGGGCGGACCAGATTAAACTTCCAAGACCCAAGAACGGATTCACAAACGCTAATATAAGAGCTTCTTTAACTCCGTACGGGAGTGAGTGAAACGCATCTAAGACTTGAGAAACAAATCCGGTTACGAAATTCTTGAGCGTATCCCAGTGATAAATGATGAGAGCCGGAATCGCTATCATCCAGGTTACGGGTAATGTGAGTAAAGCGAGACCATATACCAGACCCTTAACCCAAGAAGGAGAATCACTCCACATTGATTTGATCTGTGCGCCTGCGGATATGATTCCATCCCAGATCCCGAAAAGAAAATCCTTGATCGTAGACCAATGCTCGTGGATCAACAGAGGAATTCCGATAAACGGAAGGAAACCAGCTACCAGAAGTTTGACAAAACCTCCAAGACCCGCCCAAGTTTCTGTGATCCAAGTCCAGGCACCAACCGCCGCCGCTTTGATCTCATCCCAGTAGGTGATGAGCAACGTGATACCGGCGATCGCGGCGACAGCCCCGATCACGATCCAACCGAGCGGATTCGAAACAAGACCAAGGTTCATCGCAACGGAGCACGCGGTCCAAGCTCCTTTTAAAATGAGAAAGGCACCGGCTCCGAGAGCGGCGGTTGTTGTGAGCATCAGAAAGGTTCCGGCAAACTCCGCAAGTCTCGGATTCTCTTTTAGAAAATCGTTTACGATCGAAAGTCCATTCGCAAAAAGCGAAACGACTGTCTTGAGACCGGAATCTTCGATTCCTTTTCCAAGGATTTTTTGAAAATTCTCCCAACCTTCTGAGACACGTTTCATTTGAGTTGGAAGAGATTCGAGATTTGCTTGTTTTGCGATATCGAGAAAGTGATAGTCTTGATCCTTACTGAGATCGACGATCGTTTTGATGTCTTTTCCAAGCGCGTCGGTCTTCGGAAGAAGTGTGTTGATAAACTGAACGGCTTCGTCGGTTCCGAATGCTTTTTTGATAACGTCGGATTCTTTCAGATCGAGAGAATCCCCGAACTTCTTCTTAATCTCTCCCAACAGATCCGCGGTGTTTTTGAGTTTTCCATCCACTTGATACGCATTTAACCCGAGCTTAGAAAATCCTTCACCGAGATTTGTAAGAAACGCGCGGAATGTGGTTCCCGCCGGTCCCGGTTGCATGGAGTTGAGAAGTGTTCCCAGGACCGCGCTTTGTTCTTCCAAACTGATCTTTAACGAAGCGGCTTTGGAGCCGATTGATTCCATCGCTTGTTGAATGGAATTTCCGTCGGCACGATACACGTTCGACGCCCAAGCGATGTCGTTCGCTAAATTCTTTCCGAATTGGACGTTATCCATGTCGGAATAAAGGTGCTTGAATTGATGATATGCCATTCCGAAAAGTTTCGAGAGTTCGCCAAAGTTACCTTTCGTTGCAATCGTCGTATCAAGAATCGACTGCGTAAATCCCACAAGTTCCGTTCCATTTAAATCCGAAACCGCTGATTTAATGTCATAAACTCCGGAGAGAATCGAGTCAGTCGATTCTCCCAAAGCGGAAGACATTGAGTATGCCGCTTTCGTTATATTATCAACTTCTTTCGAAGCGAGTCCGAGAGACTTGAGATTTCCCTCCAGTTTGGATGTTTCCATTCGGGCATTGACAAAACTCATTGTGAGAGATCCGACGGCCAATCCGGCTCCGAGAAGCGCGCCGCCAACTTTCATGTTGCCAATAGCGCCCTCCATTTTCACGACATCCGAGTGTGTTTCTCCCAATTTCTTACGCATGGCGTCCCACTTGTCGTTAATTTCGTCGAGTTTGTTTGACGCTAAGTCGCGTAGAGTAATCACTACTCCGAGTTCAAAAATTGAGCTGTCCATGATTCCTCTCCTTTTCTTATTCCCCGTTAAACGCTCTTACGATTGCGCGAGCCATCGTATTGATTTCAATTTCCCGAATGTATTCCAATTCTGCGGCGAGTCGAATCTCGTATTCTTCTCGTTCATCCCCGTCTTCTGGATACTTGATTTCTCGTCCAGGAAAATAATACAGAAGCAAAACTTCAAATGCACCATTCCCCCGTTTAAGATCTTGAAGACGATTGTTTATAGCTTTTTTGCGGTAACCTCTTTGATGGTAGCAGTCAACTCCAGAAGCTTATTACTGAGCGGGAGAAATATCCCTGGAGAATCCTGCGCCCATTCGTTCAAAACGTCGGTAGGAGGATACAAACAACACTGACCAACCAGCCGGTGAGCGACGTCGATTTGTTTTTCTTTTCTGGACTTTTCTAGTGTTTCTTCTACTTGAGTTTTGTTGGGAACTCGACAGATGATCTTTCTGTCTTCACCGACATCCAGCAAATGCAGCCCTCCTTTGCCAACGAAATGAAGTTTCATTTCCTCGATTGCGTTTTTGTGTTCAGAAAGAAAATCGTCGTCGATATTTTGATACGGTTGAGGAAGTTTTCCAACCGCTTCCCGTAGTTCCGGGATAGAGCTGACTAATTGATTCATATGGTTTTCCTTATATTCTAAATTTAGAAACTCTTAAGTAGTTTTTTTTCTGTCTTTACGCAAACGTGATGACCGGAATCGAGAGAAGCGCAAGTTCCAACGGAACCGCGATCGCTCCCGAGTTTCCGGACTTGATATCCGCGTTGTATTTTGTGATTTTTACCGCCGGAGCGATGTATTTAAAATCGGGTCGCCCTTCCGCCGTCAAAATCGCGGTGAGCGGCGCAGGCGGAAGTTTTTCGATCAGTCCGCCGTACGGTGCCGCGAGTAAAACCAAACGATCCAACTCTTCGAAATAGATTTCTGCGGACAGAGTTCGTTTGTAGTTCTTTGTGGTATATCCCACGACCTCGCCCGATTTTCCGTAGGTGAGTTCGATCTCGACGGCATGCTCGAATTTGAACGACGAAAAGTTCACCATGTCGTAACCGAACAATTTAAACTCAAGACCGGTGAAGCTATAGTTTTCCTTTACTACTTCTAATGCCATTTTCTATTCTCCTATTTTGGTGTTGCGAAGGAAGTTTCCCACTCGATCGCTTGGGTTCGATTGCTTACGAACATTCTACATTTCGCTCTCAGAATCCGATCCACTTTGAACGTTTTGTTCGGATCTAAGACGATCTCGTGTCCGGAAATTTCCTTTCTTCCGGGCGCTTCCATCTCTGCGGAGATTTTGGAATCGATGTAGGTTTTGAGATAATCGAGACCGCCGGAACCGGAATCGACTTCCGTATCCATATTCAGAAATTGCAAAGACTCGCGGTAAAGAATGCGGTGCATCTTGTCCGCGCGTCTACGTTCCGGAAGTTCTTTGAAGTCGGAAGAGCTGACCGCTTTGATCTTGTCGCTTGCTACGAAAATCCCTTCGTAGTCATCGTATTCTTTAAGGACCATGAGTCCCATGTCGTGTAACAGATCCATATAGTCTCTGTATCCCTCGTTCCAATAACGGACCTCGGAGAAAGTTAAAGACCGCATGTCTTTCACATAACCGATCGAAACGTTAACCGGAGCCGCGGCGATTTTTGCGGTCGCCATGGTCGCGAAGTTTCTCCATTCTCCCATTGTGTTTCCGGCTGATTTCACTGCGGAAAATCCACCGGCGGCTTTGACTCCACCCGGAATGTAGCGAGCTTCTCCGACGGCGATCATCACTCTTCCTTTCGGAGACGAGAACGGATCGAATTCGTCTTGGATGTATTGGGAATACTGTGGAACGGTTTCCGAATCGTTTTTTCCGCGAGCTTCGAGGATGATAAAGGAAGGAAGGTGATGCAGGGTTTCCATCTCTTCCAAAATCGCGTTGCACGACATCGCAAAAGCTCGCGTTGCAGGACCAAGAACGTGAATCCAGTAGGACCGGTATTCCCTTTTCAGTGTTTCAACTGCGGTAAGTCGGGACGCGGTGGATGCGGTCGGTCCCGAAATCGGAAACGTATATGTGTCACCCGAAACAAATGTGTTTGTTGGAGTGGACGCATTCACAAAAGTTGCCGTAACTCCAACATCGAGAGAGATCGGAGAACCGGAAGCGGGCGTTATGATCGGAGACGAAAAGTTTTCTCCACCGTCTGTAGACTTACGGTATTCTGCGGTTCCGTGTGCGCCCGATTTTGTGATTTTCAGAACAACGTTTCTGTTACCGAATGGAGTTCCAGCAATTGTCGGAAGAGCAGCTAAACCAGTGCCGGTTTTCGTCGGAGTTCCGACAATTCCAGCGATGTCGTTCTCGGGACGAACACAAAGAACCGGAACCGGTTTTTGTCCTTTCGATTCGTCGAACTCTTCAAAAAATTGTTCGAGAGATCTTACAAGTTCGCCTCGACCAAACACGTCCCGCGCCTGTGGTGCGTTATTGATTATGTAAATTCGATTTGCGTCTCCGGTTTCTGCGGTTCCTACTTTGGAACCGACACGATCCGGTTTTACGTCGCTAAAGTTGATTCCACCGTCTTGGTGATATGTGGAAACATCGCCTGTTGCCATTCGTTCGCTCCTGTTTTCGGAGCGAGTAAGTAGATTTTATCGCGCGTTATCCGCGCTCTTTATTTTTTTTCGTCGGCGGAGACAACTTCTTTTGGTGTCCGCGCTTTGACAAGTCCTTCATCGGAAAGTTTGAGTCCTTTTGTTTGACTGAAACTTTGTCTCGGATCCGCATCACTTACGTTTTCGAGCGAAGACCCATCCGGTTTTACTCCCGCGAATTCTTGAAAAGTCGCAGTAAGATAATCTTCCTCTATATCACTTTCCGGATCAAGTCGTAAATGTTCTTTGAATCCTACCGCAAGTGCCGGTCTGATTTTGTGTTTTTGAATAAACTCGTCTGCTTTCATAATTCCTCCGAACTTACTATTTTCGTTGGCTCCTCGATTTCAAAAGTTCCCGCAGCCAACGTAGGAACTTGCTCCACTTCAAAAATTCCGTCTTCGAAAATCACTTCCAGGTAAATCTTGTAGAGACTCAAACGTTCCGCTGGATCGGTAACGAGAGCGGTTTTTCCCGGCCGGATTTCTACGGTTGCACCTTGCGTGGTAGCATAACGTTCATTTTTTGCGATATAGATCAGGGCTTGATCTACGATTCCGGAATCCAGCGGATTACCTGAAAAATCTCCTGTTGACAGAAGGTCTTGCTTCACATTGTCTAACCAAAAATTCAAAACGTATTTGTATTCCTGCTTGTAGTGCTCTTTCAAAAACCGGAGATTCTTCACTCCATCAATCATCGCCGATTCGAGTCTCTCTGTTCGTCTTCCGTTTCGTTCCGGTTGATTCGGAGAATGTTCGACGACACAAAACGGAATCAATTCCTGAAACTTGTCATCCGGCGGATGAACTTCGAAAATCCGATCGTTCGGAATGAGTTGACGCGGTTCCGTTTCGGGTGGTTCCGGACTCGCTTGAATCGACCGAATCAAATTCTTTAGGTATTTGATATGTCCGATTTTCATTGTTTCATAAACTCCCGCATTCCGTTTTTGTAATTTTCTTTGAACTGTTCGTAACCTTCGTCAATGGACGGTCCGAGAACCGGACGCGCAGGAATTCCACCAGCTTCATATCCGAACTCGTGGGCTCTCGCGTATTTAGCGTTCGTTCCGACTACAGCCTCGTATTTTCCGAGAGTCGCAACTTCGAAACTTTTCCATAAATCTTCCGATTTACTCTTGTCTCCCTCGATCAAAAATCTTGGATCGAATCCTTTTTTGGCCTTTCTGGCAATCGTCTCCGGATGCAACGCTTCATATTGAGAAACGTATTTTTGATCTCGAAAACCCTTCGTAATGAGTGCCTGTAAAAGATATGCGTTTTTGATATTAGCCTTACCAATACAAGATTGAAGTCTGTCGGTTGCGTTTTGAAACAAATTCTTCAAGTTATCTTTATACGAAATTCCGCTCATCTTAAAAAAACCTGATTTCCTTTTTCCGGCAGATTCAAACCGATCACAATCACAGAAAAGTTTCCACTGTGTTTCCCCGGTAAAAACTTTTCAATCCTCCACGCGAATTTTGCATGTTCGTCGGTGATAACCGTATCTAACGGAATCGATCCACGAAAAATCCGACAATTTTGATCCAGTTGATTCGATACGGATTCGATTTCATCGAAAAGAATTTCCGCAATCGCATCGTAACCTTGTCTTTCTCCTCCCGTTCCTTTGGTTTCCGTTTGAGTATTGAAATCAAAATATCCTCGAACACTTTTCAATCGAGTCCAGTTTGTTTTTCGAAACGAGTTTAACTCGTTGTCACCGACCGCAGTTTCCAGAGTCGATTTTAAGATCGTGAAATCTGCATTTGTGTGTTTTAGATATGAACGCCTTAACATTCCTTCTACACTCATGCAAATATCGACCCCGGTTCAGGCGACCTTCCGAAAAGAGTTACATACGCCCGATTTCGAAATGAGGCGGCTTTTTCGCCACGCTCTTCCGAGGACAGTTTTTGCATCTTCCTACGTTCTCCATTCTGACCGCCTACTTGGAATTCCATAGGGTCAACGACGTCTAACAGTCCATGTTCCTCAATGATTTCCGCTTTTACCAAAAGAACTTCCGCTCTTCGAAGCTCCCGCGGAAAAGGAGCTGCCGGAACGGAATAGCCCCAGCTTTGAATGAGTTTCAACGCGTTATCCGCCACCGATTCCAAAAACTCCTCGAATTCTGTTTTGTCGGTTGTGAGTTTTACGGAATCGTTCATATCCAGGTCGGAGGGTTTTACTCCGACGAGGGCTTTGAGGTCAGGTAACGCGTTGATCATTGTTTTACTTCTCCTTACGAACCGGATGGAATTGTTTGAAGAGTCTTTTGGTGACAAGCGGCTTGAAACAATTTCGTGAATCCAAAATTCAAACTGATTACAGTTTGTTCCAGTTGCTTGTCGATAATCTTGTCTGTTTCGATAAGCGAAGATTTCGCTTCTTCGAAATACGATAGACAGGAAGTTTTATCGAAAGCAATCATCGTCTTATCTGGAACGAATTCGGACGTTTTCCAAGCTCGGCCAAAAAATCCTTGAATCTCTCCGGAGGTGATAAATTTTTCCGCAATATTCAAAGATTGGAACTGCTTGAAATTGATTTCATCCGTAAGCACGTCCAAAAGGAACTCGTTGTTCAAAACTACAGTTGTAGCAGTTTGACCTTTCTTAAATTGCCCATAGATCAGTCGAATGATATCGGCATACTTCCATTCGTTTGCTTTCGTGTAAGAAATCGGAGCGGCAGACCCTGGGGTTCCATCACCTTCCATAAGAACCCTTAAACCCTCTTGTGCCATTTGCTGACCCAAGCGATATCCGATTCTTTGAAGATAAATTTTCAGAATATCGATATTCACTCTTCGCGCGGCCTCGTAGGAGATGATCATCTTCCGACCGACTTTTTTCATTGAGACAGATCCGGTTTTTAAAGCGATTTTCGCTCCTGGAAAGTTACCTCCCTCACCAACGGTAGCTACATCGACATCTTCTTTCTCGAAATCGATACCGATCTTCTCGATTGCAGTCGAAGAGATTTTTTGGGAAGTAGCTTTTAGGTCTTCAACGGAAAGTTCCATCTGACCTAACCCCATTCCTAAATAGATCTGATCACTGATGAACGCTGGAAAAAGAATTTTGGTGTTGTCGGTTTTGAAGAAATCTTCGATCAGGGTCGCGCTATTGAATACATCGACTCCATTAATCAGCAACTGGCGTTCGACCGGATTCATTAAACCTACATCGGATTTTTGATCGAACGGATCGAATCCTGCTTTTTCCTCCATCTGCTCGATAATTTTGGATAGAGGAACCGCACATTTGTTCGTGTCGAGTTGTTGATACATTCCTTTTTCGAGAGACAGTTCTTTGATCTCGCTTTTCTTAAAGCGAAGTTTTCGTTTCTTTTTGGTAAGTGACATGATTCCTCCTTATAACCGAATGAACGATACTCGTTTTGCATTGGTATCGATCGAAAGAACGAGAAAGACATCCCCTCCAACATCTTTCTTGATTGCACCGTTTCCATCTGAGGCCAAAGTGTCACGACCGTAAGAAGGAACGTTCCCTGAATAGGCACTTTCGAAACTTCCTTCGATTTGAACGGTGACAGACTTCTTGTCTATGCTACTGACGAAACCATCGAATTTCGATCCGTTCGGCGCTAATGAAACTGTCATTTTGCCGGATACGATAACTGGCTGACCGATCGAATTATCTGTAAGGTTATTCGTGTTATCGAACGTTATCAGTTCCGGTTCTCTTAATCCTGTTGCTTTTGTTGAAAATGGGTTCATGCTGGTATCTCCACGGTCATGTAAGGTTCGGTGTCTTCCAATTCGCCTCCGCCATTTCCAGAAGCGCGGGTATTGTTTCCGAGTTCGTCAGTCCGAGCAGGGAACTTTTGGTTCAACTTTATCCCGTATTGATGAGCGAGAGCTTTGAGTTGTTTTAAGTCTGCGGACTCGATCATTTCCTCGATTGTCTTATCAGCTTTTCCGTTTACAAATAAACGGTATGCTTTCAGAACTTCGTTTCGATTTTGTTCGAGTATTTTTCTCGGCTCTCCCAAGAGTTCGTTCAACGTTGCAACGTTTGATTCGTGATCAAACCCTGCTGAAAAACTTTCTTGATTTGTGAGTCTTGCGTAGGTATCGAGAGCCGTCTTTAACTTCGAATATTCCAAGCCCGCTTTTTGTAAAACGACCTCGTATTTTTCAGCAGACAACTCCACTTCTTCGCCCTGTTTTTCCAGACCGAGAGATTCCAACGAAAGACCCAAGGCCAAAAGTAATTTAGCTTTGAGTTTCATATTTTCCTCCGTTTGTGGTTTTTCCTCCCCCGACTCGGACGAGGTTTCTTCAAAATGATTCAGTGATAATTTTTTGGCGTTTTGGTCCGCGCCAGCGCATACAATGGAAACTTCCGAAACCGTGATGATCTTGGTGATGATCAAGCGAACAACAGAGCCATCGATTTCTTCTCCAAGATGCCAGTAAAAGTTTTCAAGATACGGGTGAGATTTGATAAACGTGAATTGAATTCCGACGGAACACGAATCCAAAATCGGAGGATCGGTTTCCAATCTATCGATGATAGATAAAGCAAATTTCTTAAAAAACCTAAATGTTCCGTTGACTCCTTCGTTATCTTTTTCATCGCTCCAAATCGGGTTGATAACTGCGCCAATAGAATTCTCTACAAACGTTTCGTGATCTTTATAGATTTTCGTAGCGAAAAGAGACGTTGCGCTTTTTAGAACGTTGTCTTTTCTGAAATCGAGTGCGTAGCATTCGATGAGTGCTTTTGACAACATCCTAAAGTCGTGTTCAACATACGGTAGATCAGAAGGAGTTGGCTCTTGTGGAATTGTTGGAGTAGATAATTTTCCACCACCGGATAGAACAGCTCCAGACGCAAATAATACAACGGAACCCTGACCGGAACGATTTAACCTAACACCATTATCGAGCGTCGCCCAACCATGAGCATCGTATTGAAGTTGTTTCTTTTCTTTCTCTTGTGTTGCCATTGCTTCCGTTTAAGGAAGCGTTTAAGTAGTGAGCGGAATCCCGCTTTTTATTTGTAGTATAACTCTTTGGCGATTTCTCGCACATGCTCAGGAAGTTTTTCCAACGGATATTTTCCTGAAGAAATTTCGTCCGGGAAAAATCTCCACGAACTTTCAGACAAATCCATTCCACCGAATAGGTGAGAAAGTAACGAAAATTTACGAACCAGATTCGCGTCGCAATCTTCAAACTTTCCATCTATCTCATCGAGGATTTGGACAATCATTTCTTGCTCTTCGACGCTACCACCTTCGACGGTTTCGATCAGTTTAAAAATTCGCTCGCGTTTCATGTGACCTTCAATAAAGAATCCGTAATGCTGTCTATCTCCAGCAAAAAGAGATTTTCGATCTCGAAAGTTTCCGCATTTACCGGAACGAAAAATTTTCCTCCGCCTTTTTGATCTTGAACAAAACCAAATTTGAAAGACTTAGATTTCGTCTTTTTATCTTCCATCGAATACGCATACAGTGTATTGAAGTTTTTCAAAACATCAATGGCCTTAGATGCGTATGTGGCCTCTGTTTTTCCAAATATACCGGAATTTCCATCCGCAACTCGTTTTTTCCAACTGGTCTTCAACCTGTCTGAATTCCAAACTGCGTTTCCTTGGAGCGATGAAATTTTATTCAGAAGTTCCTCTTGTTCGAGACCACTTAAGCTTTCCGTTCTAACTTCATTTCTATTTTTAGCTCTCTCCATAGGATTTAACGGACTTTCAATTTTCCCCATCAGGGGAGTCTGTCCGCTTTCGGTAATCCGATTAATAACCGATTTCACAAACGTTACGATCGTTGTCCGACACTTAAAATGAAACGGCGGACACTTTACCGCGAGAGTTTTCAAAATTTCCGAGGATTTCATTCCTGGAAAATCTTTGATTTCCTTTGCGGTTGGAGGACGATACTTGTTCCAAAAATTCTCGTCTACCGGAGTGCTGATGAACTCCTCAACAAAGTCGCTCATTTCCGAAACCTGGAATTTACGTCCGTTCAGTTCTCTGCAAATTGGAGAAGTCTTCGCATCCATAATCGCGACAATTTCCACTTCCGCAATTCCGAGTATGTGCATCCGCTGAATTCTGGAAAAATTCTGAGACGTATATATTTTGTTTCGAAAAATGTCGTCGATTCTCTCGGTAATTTTTTTGTTTTCAAGATCCACTCCGAGTTTCTCTTTCAGTTTTTTTAGTGCTTCGGTTTTTGTTTTACTTCCATCCAATACGGAACGAATCGATTCTTCAAAAACGGTTCGTTGCGAGTTAAAAAGTTTTCCGTAGTCCGCGTTGTTTAATCGGCCGAAAAAATCGATCGCGTCCTGATTGATTCGAGGCGCGATATCCTTTACACCGACTTCATACGCTTGGCCGATCTTCCACGCTTCGCGTGTAAATTCCTCGACTTGAGCCCGAGTTAAATCCGGAAATTTGTCCCCCATCTCGCGGACAATGTAGTCTGTGATTACCTTTACCGCGTCATCCGAATCGAGTTCGAATTTGATTCCACTCAGAACTTCTTTAACTTTTTCTTCGTAGGAATGGAAAATTTTCTTTAAGCCACGATTGATGACCTCCTCTAACTGTTTCTCTTCCTCCTCATTCCACTTTCCTAATGTTTGCGTCCGCGTTGTATCGGAACAACATTGGTCTGAGAGCCCTTTTTTTTTTGGAACTTTTCTGCAAGTTCCTCATCATTTTCATCGGATGATGTAAAATCGGGTTCTGAACTACCACCGGTCTCCGTTTCATTGCGTTTTAAACGGTGTTCATAGGTGTTCACGAGTGCTTTTCCCTCCTGAGATAGGGGGTCGATGCCCAAAGCCCTTAAAAACGCGCCTAACGCGTTTTTAGAAATGCGTGTTCCAAATGCTTTTTCATAACCGTGTTCCACGGCTACCGTATCAAGATCTATGACACCAGCTTGCTCTAAGGATAGAAATCTTTCTGTGCGAAGTTTCTCAGCTTCCTCATTTGTTTTCTTTGCTAATGCATCGTCTTCTGGATTTAAAGGTCGTCCTTCTTTCCAAGAAGCTCGCAATCGAGTGAATTTATATCCCTTCATTCGGAGATGTAACGTTAAAGTTTTCTCAAGGAACCTTTTAACCGGATGACGAACGTTTTCTCCTTTCATTAAAAAGAGTTTTGAGGAAACTTTCGCGTAAGTTTCTGTGACACTCGTAGGTCGTCCCAAGATGAACAAATCTGTATCCATTCCAGAGGAGAGTTGTTCCTCAATGATTTGCATCACATCTTTCAATCCCGTCGATTTTTCGGAAGCGATCGAATGATGTTCGATCTTTGTTCCTTCCGATCCAACTAACAGTCCAGATTCAATCGACTTTTCGATTTCTTTAGCCGAGGTTTTCAAAAACTCTTTTTGCTGTGTTCCGTGGGTTTGTAAGTCGGTTCCTGGGGCCGGTTTGAATTTCGACATGACTACAGAAAGAAATCCGAGGAGTGACCACTTGTTTGTCGACTTTTCAAGGTTCTCCATTCCGCGAGACTGCGAATACATAGCTTTGATCGCCGCGATCGCAGGAGGGATTCCATACGGGCTGTCTTCATCGGTTTCAAGTGCTTCGTAAGTATAGATCTCTTCGTTTAGAACAAGTTGATTTCCGTTTTCCAAGATTTGAAATGGAACGTATTTGTATCGAACTCCTCCGTTTTTTCCTTCAATACGTTCTTTTTTAAATCTAACTTTAGCAACGGGGATAAGCTGTACGGTTTCGATTGCATCCAACTCAAACGATGGAACAGCCTCAGCCGAAAGAACTCCCATAATTGCAGTTTGTCTAAGAAGCTTGTTCGCTATTCCCGGATGTAAATCAAACCAGTCGTCAATTTCGTTTTGAACCAATTTCGCTACGTTTTGGCTCGCTCCTTCCAGTTTCCATTCAAAACCGGTGTTCATCAAAAAGATGTTTCTTTTCAACGACTGGTTGAAATCTGGATTGATAAGTGCAAGTTTGGAAAGAACGGGAAACATTTGAATCGGATAGTTCGGCGTCACCTCGTCAACGTATGTGATAACGTCGTTCGAACTCTGACTGAATGATTTTGTCGAATTCGGACTGATTGCAAAACTCGTTCCTTTGCTACTAAAACGATCTATGAAAGAGCCAACTTGTTTAGAAATTCTTTCCGAAAACTTCATGGCGCCCCCAACTCGAAAGCCAGACGCAACGAATTTAACGCCATACCAAAGTGATTTGGAACCTTTTTCTTAAACGAATATTTCGGTTTTCCGTTTTCATCTTCTCCGCGTTCTTTGATAAGCATTTTTAGATGTAAGTCTAACTCCTCAGCAAGTTCCAAGTCATAACCGGAAAGACGGACTTTGTCCGGAAAAATAAAGAGTCCGTTTTTAATCGCATCCACTGTGTCTTGAAGCGACTCATCGCGATTGACATTCACGACTTGAATGCCTTCCGATTCATCTTCCGAAACCAAAGACTCGTCCTGAGTTGAAAATCGTTTTGAAAAATACTGAATCCGAATGTAATCGCTGTATCTTCTTGCGGTTCTCACCGACCAATTTTTGTTCGGCATCGCATCTAGGATTCCGGAATATACTTTAAACTTCTCGATTGCTCGATTGATTTCCGATTCATTGAGAACTGAAAATTTTGCCGGATATATTTTAATTCGGTTATCTGACGTGTGTTCCCCGAACAGCATGTGAACCGTATCCCCTTGGTCGGCGCCCATGTAGGTGAACGAATCCACTCCATCCGGAATTCCGTGGTCGCCTCGCATCGAATCCAGTAAGCTCTGAGTTACCGGTTTTTCGTCATCCGTTGAATACGGCCAGCCGACTACGGATATGAAATAGTTCTTCTTTTTGATGGAAGTAATCGCTTCTTTCCATCGGTTATAATGTTGTTGGGGTGTTTTGATCGTATTGAAAAATTGAGCGACTTGGACTCCCGTATTGTGATGTTTCGGAAATGCGGGAACATACGTTCCTTTTTGCGGATTCAAGGCCGCACCACATCGAATACAAGCGTAAATGACCTTCGCATTTTTTCCGGTTTTAACTCCAAAAATAGAACCCGGATCATCAATAAACCGTTGGACCAGATTGTTCCATTCGTTACATGCTTCACATTTTATGAGAAACATTTCCTGATTCGAATTCTTATATTCAGCATGAATTCCGAAATCTTCAAAGGAAGGCTGAGAAATCACACGACTCAAAGCCAGTTTAGAATGATCCAAACGGTCGTTTGCAAATTCAGCGTGTTCCTGATTTTGTTCGTCAAACTCATCCATCCAGTTTACATCAGAATCGTAAGTCTTGACTTGTTTCAATGTTTCAGTAGCTCGGAAAGCAAGAGTTGCTTCTATATATTTCAAAAGCTGAACGTTCTTAATTGAGTTTGTTTGATCAACATTCTTCTTAATGTGGGGCGAAATGTCGATCATACCCCACACTCTATCTTGAACAAAAATTTTCATATTTCCGGAATCAGGAAAATACCATCCGCCTTTTATTGGAGATTTTTCCATACGCCAAAATGATTCCGCGATCAAAAGGGTTGATAATGCGACCTGTCCTCCTTTCATCCCTATGAATCTCTTAACTTTTTCGAGCTTACGCGCGATTTGTTCAAGATACGCATGACCATCAAACGAATAGCGATGAACTCCGATAGAACTTCGAACATATACTTTTGAAAGGAGATAATCGATTAACGAAGTATTTGAAAAGGATCTTTCTCCCTTATCAATTAACTGTTGAATGAATTCCTGTTGTTTCGCCGAACTCATGAACGTTTTTCCGTCAATGTCTTCGGTTCTTCGATGATTGTTCCCTGAACTTCTTTGGCGTTAGTCCATTCCGAATGCCATGCTAATAGATTCTTTTGATGAATTCCCCATTCGTCACTAATCGCTTTCTTCGTCTTCGGACCGTTCATAAAAAGATCGAGCAACGTATCCGCCGCACGTATCAAATCAATAGAGCCGGAATCCGCGTTTTCAAGCTGAATTTGATTACTCGCAAACTTACTCCAAAGATATCCGAGTTGTACCGGATCTTTCGCTATTCCGATCATAGAACCGGCTTCCGATAAAAACGCATTCCGAACGGCTTGCATCATCATCGCGTTATCTGTTTTTATTTTGGAACGCATATCGGACGTCTGTTCCTGAATTTTCAAACGCGTTACACGATTTACCTCATCGCGAGAATCAAACCAATTTTTTCCGGATTGGTCTTTCGCTTCTGCCCAACTGCGTATCGTGTTCGCCGAAATTTTCGGGAACTCCGGTTTTAGAACCGCTTCAATTTGTTCCGCGTTTTTTCCGACGAGGAACAGAGTATATGCGCGGTGTTTTACGTTTTCAGAATACGCCATCCTATTCCTTCACGTCCTCCAGGTATAGAATCGTAGGAACACCAAAATCAAACAGTAGATTCAATTCATAATCTACTTCGTGTCCGTTCGGATCCAGATAGGCGGGGCCTCGTCCATACGGATCGGAGGCACGAAGATATTTTGTTCCATCGCTCATTTCAATGATTCCGATTCCACGAATGATGTGGCCTTTCCTCGTAAGCCTGGTTCCGAGGCCGCAGGGATAAAATCCGGTTTCAAAATACTTACAAAGCTCTTCTTTGTTTCCCTGTTTTTTGACGATTTGTAACGGAATCTGATTATTCTGCATCAACAGATTGAAATATTCTGCATGGTGTTCCGAATCATAAATATTCTTTCCGTGTTGAATCACCCAATCTTCTAAGAGCACGTAGTAGTTAAAGGTGGTCAGTCGGATGAACCCCGGAATGTTTTTAAGCATCCCTACATACACGATGAAGTCTTGGAAAACATTTCCCATACACTGTTGGTAATCGCGTAGTTTGAGTCTCGGTGTAATTTGATCTCCACGCTGTGGATTCCAAGGAGCGATTGGATGAGAGAGATGTGAGATCATGGAGCCCCCAGTAGATTACGAAACTTATAGATCAATACGCCAACAAGCCCAAGGACCGCAAAAATTCCGACGGCTATCGCCGAATTCCTCAGTCCCTTCCACTTGTTCGCTAACTCTTGGAGTTTCGAATTCTCCTCTCGAAGTTCTTTTAACTCTTCATTTTGTTCGCCACAAACATCCAGAGCCTTTTGAATATTCCGTTTTTCTTTCGAAGGCGGGAGAGTTTCTACGTCTGCTTTTGCTGATTCATAGATCGCCTCATTCCCCGTTTTTTGTAAGGCGGTGCAGGCGCAAATAAACAGTAGAACCAAACAGATCGATTTCATAGCCGACTACTTCCAATTTCAGACTGTGTTTTCTCGCTGGTTTTTCCGCCGATATTCTCGATTAAGTCGGTGAAGGATTTTGTTTTCGAATTCAAATTCTCGTTGATTCGCTTTCCTAAATAGAGGCTTCCAGCCGCGGAATAAAACACGATTAACCATTGGATAAGATCCATATGAAGGGGCCTTAACGAATCCGGGGATACGATTGAAAGAATCGAAAGGGCAATCAAATATGAGATCGTTAATATAAAAACGATCCACGTTCTGAACGTAGTATCCGAACGTTTACCTGTTCGATCGTCGTTGAATAGGAAATTCATTCCGAACCTCTCCTACGCGGTGACGAGAGTCGGATCAAATCTTTCACATCGGCTTTTATTTCCGAAAGGTCCTTGGCGATCGCGGTCATTTCCGTTTCGATCTTAACGATTCGGATTTCGTGATCCTTATACATCGTGTTGTATTGAAAAACTGCGGATATGACGAACCCCAGGAGAACCAAAAGGTCTTTAATCCCGAGCTTGATTTGATTTGTTTTTAAGTTCTCCATTCTCTCCCTCAAAAAAAAATCCCGCACTGTGGCGGGCTAAGTTCTACTTAATCGCTTCCGATTGTGAGAGAAGAATAACACGAAGCTCCGCTGGACGGAAGATCCTTAGAGGATCTTCCAAAACATCTTGGCCTCTAATTTTTAAGAGAGTTCGTTTTTGAGAAGGGAATGGTTAGTAAATTTGTTTTGTAGTTTTGAGAGTTTGAGAAATGCGATCGAGATCCGAGATTAGAAATCTTCTGGTTCGAGGTCCCCATTCTATATACGGTATCTCGTGATCAATCACATGTCGGTTAAAGGACCTAATCGAAAGATTCAGATACGCCGCCGCTTCTTTTGAAGTCAGCGACTTCCTCTTGTCCTTTGGTATGAGTATTTCTTGGGTTTCAACGAGATGAATCCCATTGGCAGATAACGACGGTTGAGTTAATTTGAGTAAAGATCCGTTGCGAGTATGGCCCTTAATTGTAGACATGCCATCCGGTTTGAATGGCACATTAGAGTTTTGTCAAGTCTTTTTTATTGGCAGTGCTCTTTCATTACATTATATGCTTCGGTAAAACCTAATTCACCAGATTTACTCAGATCACTACAACCGGAATCTTTATTTCCTAACCCAATTTTGCCCAGTCCTCTAAGTTGATACGCTTCGGCAAAATTTGGTTTTAGTTTTATCGCGATGTTTAAATCGCGAATCGCCCCACGGGGATCATTGCAAAGTGCCCGAAACAATGATCTAGAATAATAGGCTGAGGAACTTTTCGGATTTAACTCAATTGCCTTATTACAATACTGAATACCTTTTGTAGGATCTTCTCCATTGGCATGAGAATAACAAGCACCCGAATAGAAATCAGAATTTTTTGGTTCTGCTTCAATGGCGTTTAAATAATAATCAATTGCCTTTTCTCTTTGCCGAAGAGAAAACATTAACCTACCTAAATTTGCAAATGCTTGTCCAAACTTTGGATTGATCTCCGTCGCTTTTAGATACAATGTTTCTGCATTCTCAAAATCCTGATCCATTTCGGCAATGTATCCCCGAGAAAAATATCCGTAATCTGATTCAGGAGAAAGTTCTATAATCTTTTTTCTCAGTTCCCTTTTCTCTGCTTCGTTTAACGTTTTCATGGATTGATCGAATAACTTTTTTGCCTCATTTCGATTTGTATCCGTGGCAAATAAAACGAATGAAACAAAAAGGATCAGAATAAATTTCTTCACGACGTAACTCCTAATTTTTAACAAGAATGAAATTAAGGATGAGCCATTAGCTGAAAATCCTAAAAAAAGGGAAAATCAAAAATCAATCCGTCGGATTGTAAAAGGAAAACACATGATTCAAAAAATTAGTAATTTATTACACGAATTCGTCCGGGACTTACGCGCAGGCATTCCAACGCCCAAACTCATTGAAATTTATACGGGAAAATTTATTCGGGCGTTTCGGGAGGAAACATCCGATCAAAAACCGTCGTAAATAAGGCAAAATCCGACTGATCTAAATCTAAAATTCGTTCGATTATTTTTTGAATTTTTTTCGCCTCGATTTGTTTCACGAAAATCCTTTCTCGATCTATTTTCTCAAATAATTCATCGTGGCCCGTATTTAGCAACTGCCACGCCCCCGGTGAAAAACGTTTTTCTCCTTCTCCCAAAATCAACCAAAACGGGTTATATCCGAAATTTTTCATCAATCCATAGGCGAGTTCGAAAGGAATTTGCCTAATTCCTGCCATATAGTTCGCTACAGCTGTTGCCGTCACCCCGCCTATCCGTGCAATTTTTGCGTTTTTCAGACTTTGTTCTTCGGCTATAATTCGCAGTCGGTCCGCCTGAGTTGCAATTTTCTCACTATTATTCATCTTTTTGATTGACTCTTGACTCACAAATTACAAATTACAAACAGTTGTGATATAGATATTTTATCGGATTTATTTTGTCATAATAGAAGATTTTTTCAAATAAATACGCTTATTAAATTAACTTTTTGTACCATGCTACAGGTATAATTTGAGCACGTTTTTGGTGGGAAGGGAATGGGGTTGGATAGATGGATATGCAAAATAGAGCGGAGTTAGAAATTTTACTCTTAGAAAACCGAATAGAAAAAGTCGTAGACAAATGTATCAGACATAATCCGCAAAGCTTAATTCCCGAAATCGCGGCAGAAGTTTGGGCATGGTCGATAGAATTATTCAACCATAGTCATTCGTAAATATATTCCCTATTTTTCCATAAAGGTTTTTAGAATCCCTTCCACCTGATCAAGCTTTGATTCTGGAATTTTTTCGAGAATCGTTATGATTTTTCGCAGTTTTGGCAAAGGTCTCAAGCGATGTAAAAGACCAAATTCAGCATTCAATCGATTCGATCTATCTACATCCTCCTCGCTGGCAAACATAGGACCTTCGCCTGTCAATAGCCAAAGCGGATTAATATTAAACTCCGTTCGCATTGCAAGGATTGTCTTATGACTGGGTTTTTTTGATCGTCCGGTCAACAAATCATTCAACGATCCATGGGAAATCCCCAATTTTGTTGCAAAATCTATCTGAGTTAATCCGGAATCCTCATAGATTTTTTTTATACGAGAATTCATAAAAATGTCGGTAATACCGTAATTTTCTCTTGACAATTGTCGGTGATGCCGAAATAGTCATTCCAGGCGGGAGAGTTCCCGCCAAAACTCGGCAAAATCTGACACAATACTGCTATCCGTAACATAGAGACAGTATCGTCAATGTGAGCCGAATCGCAAACAAAAAACGGAGTTAAAGGGCGGCCTTATGATCATTACCAACGGAGACGAATGTAAGAATTTCATTTGTATCACCTTGAAAATGAAAACCCTCGCGAAGTTCGCAAGGGAAGCGGGAATCAACTATGACTATCTTTCAAAAAGCTTAAACGGACAACACTCGTATACTGAGGTTCGGGAAGCGTTCAAAAAGTTCAACGTTCCGTTTCGTATGGGAAAACCGTCTCACAAAAATTCCAAAAAACGCAGGAGCGCAGCATGAAAACAAAAACGCAACCTCAAACTACGTGGACTGAACCGAAACGTTGGGAAGTTTTCGAACCTACGAACGAACTGGAGCGCAAGGCCGCAACCGCCTACTGCAATGTAAAAAAATACGCCGATATAACGGACGTTCCAATCGATTTTCTGTTTCTCGCGGATCGACACGGACAACTGAATACCCAACGCATTCCGTACGTGCGAATCGATATTCCTTCGCATACTGATTTTGCTGTGTATGTTCATGTTTGGATCGTTGCTAAACAATCACTACGGTTACGCGATGAGATTCAAGTCATAGAGAAAAAACTCAATTCCAAAAAACGGAGACGGATAGCGTGATGCGCCACAACGTAAAGGGCCGAGCCGCTTCGGTCTCTAATATACAGACGTCTGCGGATATGCTCTCAGATTTTGAAAAAACGCTGATCTCAAACGTGGCGGACTCAGTAAAGGAGAAATTTCCGACGTTCGATTGGAGACGAGACGATCATAGCGAGATGAGCGATAAGGAAATCGTCGCGATCTATCTCGTAAAAACCGACATTGCCCAAATTTGTGGAAACGATCAAAAATGCATCCAGGACTTCATGAGTATTCTGGAATATATTTTTGACGAGGAGTTCTCAGAATGATGACACAATATAAACTCGAATATCTGAAACGTAGTCTCTATCTCTCGAAAAAAACGACGGGCGATAATTCACTCAGAACGGAAACGGAAATTATAGATATCCTACTCACTCGATGCGCACTCATGGAGGAATATCAAAAACAACATGATATTTCCGATCAATTCTATGATTGGCGGATGGATCAAAATATCGGTACGGAGGCATACACACTATGACAGTTAGCGAACGTATCTCTCTACTTCGGAGAAGTATTCTGCTGTCGAGACTTTATAAAAAGGACGGAAGTAGACGAAACCATATAGAAATCATCGAGTGTCTTCTGACTCGGAGTGCGATACTGGATGCGTTTCTCGAGGACCGGGAACTGAAAGGCAAATTCTCAGAGTGGTCGAATGAAAATTTAATTCAGGAGAGAACTAACAATGAAACCTAATCTATGTGTTTATTGCGGAGAACAGAGACAACTTTTTCAAAACTATCTTTGTTCAAAATGTCTTCGACCAAACATGCAACGAGGATCGGCAACGATCAATAACATCCGTCCGTTTATACCAAAAACGAATCTGATAGCAATTAAAAACTTTCCGGACGGTGCCGCATGAATACGCCCAAAAAAGATAAAATACAAAAAACTCTAAAAATAACGAAACGAGTTTTCGAAGAGTGCTGGAGAGAAATCCCCGAATATATGACAAAGAAGCTGTCTGCTATCGAGTTGGCCGAATACATTCAGCGTCACATTCTCCCCGTAGTTACCAGAAGAATGTTATCAAACCCTTATATTCAATATAAGGCGAGTAGGCGCCTGATCGCGATCGCATAATGAAAAAAGAAAGCCGGGTTTTACTCAACGGAAAGCTAATCCATCGAGGCGATCTTTGGCGTCGCGGGCGAGTCATGTCCGAGCGCATTGGGCTGATCGTTATCGAGAGCAAGATGACCCTGCGGGACATCGCATGGTATTATTCCAAAAAGTGTCAACATATAACACCGGGATCTAACTATATGTTGACATTCGATCCAGCGGTCCTTTCCCACACGATAAAAGGGACTCGAAACACACAACGCTACGTGAAAGCAATAGAGGAGTCTTGGGGGCTTCCGATTGAGAATGTTCGCCGTATCTACCGTGAGGATAAGGAACGAGAAAGATTAGGAGAACCCTATAATAGAGAAGAAATTCAGACATTCGCAAATTGGTATATTCAGATTTTAAAAATAAAAAGGGCGGCGTCATGAACCCACTAAAATCTAAACCGAAAACAAAAAACATAGATTTAACGATTTTGAAGGTATTTCTCACGTATCCGTCAATTTTTAGACATTATGAAGATATTGCGATTCTTACGTTGAATCAAGGGCGGACGCGGACAATTCACCGGTCTATAGAACGATTGAATAAGGCCGAACTACTCAAAAAATATAGAATCAGTTCTTATCTAAACGCCGAACTCATCAATTCTCTCTACGGTAAAAAAACAGCTCTGCGGGAAAATCTTTCATCATCCACAGAATATTCAACAGACCGCACCGTTGGAATAGAACTGCAACTGATCAAACACTTCATTTCGGATACATCCGGTCTTTGGACAATAGCCGAACTTGCTCTTTTGCTGGCTCGATCCAGTGCAACGATTCAACACAACCTCAACGCGTTAGTCGAACACGGCTTAGTGATGCGTAACGCGGTGGACAATTTGAAAAACAAAACAAACCCGGTGCAGTATAAACTCCATCCAACTTTTGCAATGAACTTATCTTCCGATAAACCAAAAATTTTGAAAACTATTCAGGAGACAATCACACAATGAATTTAGAAATATCAGACAGCAATATAGAAAATGCTCTCGTTCCAAAGACCGGCGGAGATTCGGAACGAGAACTATTAGCCAGAGCCATTTATTTGAGTCAGAGGATTCAAAGTAATCTCATCGCATTCTGTTTTGACTTAAAGGAGATGAGGGATCATAAACTTTTCACAAGATTAGGATTCGAGACATTCAAAGATTACCTACAAGCAACGATGCCAAAATTCATCCCCATCAGTTTTGCAAAAAATATGCTGATGCTGTCGGACAAGATGAGCGAGGAAGAATACTCCGGAGTGGATCAGGATCAGATAAAGGCATTAGCCAAAATTGCGTCCGATTCGGATGTATATAAAATTACAGGAATGGGAACCGTTCATTTACTCGACGGCAAAGAACTTACTATCGAGGAATACGAGTCGATCCGTGCGGAAGAGATCGCACAGAACACGAAAACGTATCGTGAAGCGATTAAAGTTGTCGAGGAACATAAAGAACTAACAAAAGAAAAGTCTCGCTTAGAACGTGATCTTGAAGTCAACGAGAGTTTAATCGAAAAGCAATCCGACAAGATCAAAAGCCTTAGCGAAGCAATCGATTATATCGCGAAAGAAAAAGGAACTGAATCCGATTTGATCGCAACGGTCACCACAAAGGTCGGAGCCTCGAAAAGAGTTATGGAACTCCTTCTGTCCATAGAACAAGCAGTAGTTGAGATCAATAATATCGACGATTCTTTGAAGGCGGACTCGGACGTCGCCGGTTCTGTTTTGCAACTCGAAACGATGTTCAAACTGGCAGGAACAAAACTCAACAACGTTTGGACTCCTTACTTCTTTGCGATTCAGGATCACGAATAAGAAGGTTTATCATGGGTCGCCGAGAGATCGACATAACAATTTTAAACGAACGTTTCACGATGTGGAGAAACGCATCTTCACGTTCGGATAAGAAAAGAATCGTTCTTACATTTGCGGAACAATTCGGGGTTTCCAAGGAGACGATCTATGATCGTTTCCGAGAAATCGATAACGGTGTTTCGAGAACGATAGTGGCCGGTTATTCAGGAGTTGCACAGATTCGAAAATCTCAGGATCAACTCGAAGAAGAAAAAGCCCACATGGTGACGATTGCGATGATCAAGCGCGGGGGAAAAGTTGGAAAACAAGGTTACGGAGTTTCCACAGAACTGGCAATTACCGCCGCCGAAAACGAAGGACTAATTCCGCGCGGGAAATACACAAGATCAACTGCTGATCGTTTACTCAATCAACTTGGAATTTCAACGAAGCTGATTGATACACCATCAGTAGCGACAGAACTCATTAGTCCGTATCCGAATCACTGTTGGATAGTAGATGCAACGATGAAGAATCATTATTTTTTGAATATTAAAAAGAACAGAATCGATTATAGAGACGATATCAAATACGATTCTTCGCATGCGATGGATATTTTAGAAAAACATGATTTAAAACGAATTTGGGATTACTTCATCGTAGATAACTATTCGAAATCTTACTTGATGATGACGTTCGCTCCAGATCCAAAAACGATCGGAGCGAAACACGGAGGAGAAAATACAGAAGATTGGATTACGTTTTTGACATATGCGATGCAGGCTAAACGCAATTTGCAAATCCCTATCCAGGGAATTCCAAAACTTATTTTTTGTGACGAAGGTTCCGGTTTAAATTCGAATCACATGAAATCATTTCTTGGTCGGCTTGGGATCGAGGTTAGAACTCACTTACCCGGCCACGCAAGCGCGAAAGGTGCGGTCGAGGCACGAGTCGGAGCGTATAAACGAACCTTCGGAGTTACGATTAACAGAAGTAGAATTTATTCTCTCGATGAATTAAGAAATTATGACAATCGATACCTAATCTTTGACAATAATAAAAAAGGCACATTCCAGAAATGGGCGGATGGGACAAAGGATTATCCGATAACAAAAGCAACTCAGAAAAACATTCAAGACGCTCTTGTTACCGAAGACGAGAAAGTTATCACCAGATACGGAACGATCCAAATCGATAAACAACAATTTTTTGTAAGTTCAGAACTACCGCGCGGAACTAAGGTCGTTGTATTTACAAACAGCGAAGGGAAGAAATGCGCTCAAACCGATGACGGTAAAATCTTCCAAGTAAAACCGTATGGAAAGATTCAACGCAACATAGAGACATTCGAAATTTCCGATGGACGAGGACATGACGTCCGCGTTTCAGAACTTCAACAATTACGAAAGCAAATTCAAAACGAATCCCGAAAATTTAAAGAAAAAATCAAACCTGAATCATATCTCAAAGACACGAATATAAAATTCTTCCCCGCACAAGGGGAGGATGCGGAGACACATGTTGCAATGGCTCCCTCGAAAATTTTAAAAGTGGATGAGGCGATTATGTACGTATTCAACGAAACCGGATTTACCGCGGATGAAATCGGTGAGGAGGATCTGGTAGCAATGCGTGAAGTTTTCAGGAAGTTCATCGATCAATACGGACACGTTCCGGCTGAAACACTTTACAAAATCGTAAACATATATCTCGGAACCGGAACGAACGGTTAAGCAATTTTAAATTTAGGAGTTATTACAAATGAAGGGAAAAGAAGAAAAATCACACATAAAGAGCATTGCGTTAATTAAAAACTGCATTCAGGGGTTTTCCATTTCGACGTCTCGCGCAATTGTTATGGCGGAAAGAGAAGGAATAATTCCGATCGGAAAATACAAACGTTCTACAGTTGATCGTTTGCTAATTAAATACGGATTTTCGACACGATTAAAAACTGTTTCAACTGGTAAATGAAGGAGTTACGACAAGTGAGAGAAGAAACTAACAACGCACTGGAAGAATGCGAAGATGTATTCGTTGAGACTAAAAATGCAAAACGAGTATTGAAATTTTGTAAGGACGTGATTAAACGAAATCAGTGGGCAGTAGTCACAGGAAAAGCCGGTGCTGGCAAATCAGAAATCAGAAAGGAACTTTTGCGACAACTGAGAAAATCTAAATCTAATATTGTTCTTGAAGTTCCGGTATTTCATTCAGTGCAGCCTCGTTCCGCCGCAATTATGAAGGAAATTATCAGAGCAATAAACCCGGATGTTCACGTTCCTGGTTCGATCGAATCGAAATATAGATTACTTCGAAGCGTATTGACTGACGCACTCGATTCTGGTCACAAAGTCGTGATAGTTTTCGAAGAGAGTCATAACCTTTCTCATAATATGATGCGGGAGTTAAAGCTCATTCATGAAATAGAGGCAATGGGAAAAACGCATTTATTTGCTATGGTGATGTTTCTACAGGCTACACCTCGATTTGGGGAAATATTTAGAACTCGTGAAATCGGAAAACGAGTTCTTGTCGAGGAAATGAATCTGCCAACGTCGGACGAAGCGATAGAAATAGCAGAAAAAAGATTCAATTTAAGTTTCAAAGACGATTCTGCTAAATCTGATTTTCTGGATACAACTGGAGAATATCCGGCGTCAATCAAACATCTTGCTCAATCTTTGTGGTTGTTGCCGGATTTCAATGGAGTGGTAACAAGAACAACATTAACAACTCTGAAAGCACAGGCGTTCAAAGAAGCCCTTTTAGAACACAAGATTTCTAATCGAATGATTCAACGCTTTATTAAACGAGAAATCAAAGAAGATCTGTCTGTTGGATTCATAAACGAATCGCTCAACCACAAACGAAACGGATCAAAAGCGGACGCTGTTCGCGATCTTGCCAGCAAATTATTAAACGACGCACGAGAAGAAGCAAGAGCCGTCTAACGCATTTTTTTAATTAGGAGGAAAAATGGCAAACGATACAAACGAAGGAAAGAAGAAAAAGGGAACAGGTGAAAAAAAGGAAAAGGTAAAACCAGATCCTTATCTCATCAATTCCGAATCAGAGAAAGAAACTGCACTTCTTGAAATTCAGGAGATGCTCGGAAAAATCGAAAACGATTCCGAATTGAAGTCGTGGGAAGAAGAGTTAACAGACATCAACAAACGCGCGGTAGAATTGAAAGCTCAGATCAGCGATCGTAAAAAGTCCTCGTCCACCGAAAAGAAGGACATGACGGATAAGATCGTTCTGATCAAAGCAGGACTCGCAGAATACGAGGTCAACAAGGCTCTCGGTAAAACCGCGTAAAAGGAGCGAAGTTATGCCAGTTAAAAAGAAGACGGTCAAGAAAAAGGCCGTTCGTAAAACGGCGAAGAAAAAAACGGGAAAGGTTCCAAAGGCACCGGTTATTCCTTCTTCTTCAAAAGGATTAGCTGTGGATTTGAATCCCGAAACAGATAAGGAGGTAGAAAGTGGCAAAGAAAACACCGAAAGGGAAAGTTGAACTGCCGGATAATCTCTATAAAAATCGCGCCGATCTCACCCAAGCTGTAGCAGAGCTTGGGGAGACCAAACGCGAGAGAGATCGTATCAAAAGCGAGGTAGACGACCAAATCAGCCAGCTTACGACAGAACTCCAAACTGAACTGACCCCGCTGGATTTAAAAATCCAGCACATTGTTTCTGGTATTAAGCTCTACGTTGACACGAACAAGGACGAACTATTCCCAGATCCGGAGTATCGGACTTGTAAACTGCCAACAGGAGAGTTGAAACTTCGAAAAGTCCCGGCTTCGGTGAAGACTCGTGCGTCCTCGAAACTATTCGAAAAGATTCTCTCAGAAAACGGTCTTTTGGAAAAGTTCAATAATCTCGTTTCAAAATTGGGCGGAATCTATCTCCGCGTAAAATTGGAACTGAATAAAGAAAAAATCTTAGCAGAACCTCTGAGGGCAACGCAAAAGATCGGAGTCCAGTTAAACGAGGAAAACGAACGTTTATATATCACTCCGAGTGAAATTGACGCCGAAATCGAAGCCGTGGGAGATGCCGCTTAATGGTCCTTCCGCCTATTTCAGAAGTTACTTACTCAAATTTGCTCTCCGTCGTGGAGAGCTTTTTGAAATCTCGTGAGAGATCCTATTTCAGAAGTATTCAAAAAGAGACGATTGCTCTGAATCAGTTTATGAACAATGGAATTCCGGCTCCTAACGTTCTCGATCTTCTCGAAAAATTGATCGCGATCCGAAAGCACCCTAAGTTCGGAAAGGAATCCTTTTGGATTTCCGCAACGGAAAATATTTCCGGAGCTTATGCGTATATGCACAAAATTGAAACTGTTCACGCGGCGATCTGGCCCGAAGCAGAAAAACGTAAAGAAGAACAGAATTTGAAAGATCCGAAACTCGGATGGAAAGCGTTCTTAGAATTCTCTAAGCAACTCAGCCGTGAACTTCAACACGAAATAAAGAATCTTTCGATCTTCGAAAACACAGAATCGAAGACTATACGAATTCCAGAGTGTTCCGAAAAAGCAAAACTATTTATATTCAAATTTTTTCATGAATCCAATTCAGGTTGGAAAATCAAAAAGGCGGAACCCAATGCAAACGACATTTAAAGCACAAATAAAGATCCAGTTTGAGGATTTGGAATTTAATGATTTTTCTGACGCGGTTCTTGATGAGTATGGGGTTGTTAACATCAATACGATGACTCAATATGCAAAGAAACGACTTGGGGTATCTCAAGCAACCATCGAAAAACTGAAAGAGGATCGTAGAGGATGATGAAACGTCCTCTAACCGGAAATATTGACTGCTTATCTGAGAATGGTATTCCAGAATCACAGCACACTTCCGTCGTTCATGACACTATGATTCTCGGTCGATGTAAGCACGGCTATCATGGTGGTTATCCCGCCGGATTTTTGGAACGTGCAAGATTATTATTGGTTGGGGGTGATCAATACGCATCGATCTGGCACATTCCAGGAGGAAAAGCAAAAGAATATAACGGTATCCGTGGGGGTGTTCACTTAACGGGATACGGAAAAAATGATTATACGATTGATCTTGATCCGAATCTAAATCCGGATTTATGCCTTGATGTTCGTCAACTGAATAGTCATTTTATTCCGCAAGAAAATGGAACTTTAATGTTTGTTCCTATTCTTCCGAATGACGAATTGGGACTTTTCGAGTTCTATAACACAAAGCCTCAACATCCAAACATTCGATTCTTTCATCGTCCGAAAGCCATTATCATTGATCGGCCTTACGACGACGCGAACGCAGATCGATATGTTCCAGGCAGACGTTTTCTCCCAAATTTAAATCAACTTCTTATTGATTGTTTGAACCTTGTGGACCAAGGATCACTGGTAGGAGTTCTCGATTACAAATGGCCAAATCCTTCGCCCGCAAATTCGTTCGAGGAAGTTTCAGTTTATTCAGTCGGGACCGGGAGAGGATGCAATGCGCGATGGTTTACGATCTGGAGAACGAGATGATTCAAACGTATTTTGGCAGAGTTACGTATTTAGATAGAGAATTGTTTATATCCAGACCCTTCGTCCTTGAAGCACCATCAATCTATCAAGTTTTTTCACTCATTCAAATTAAATATAAAATTCCCGAAAAAGATATATTAGATTTGGAAATTACAAATAGAAAAGCAATCAGCACACGTAAGGACAGATCGCTCATGGGATGGAAGGAAAAAATGAAACAGGAGAACAGAGATGAATGATTGGGAAATTGTAAAAATGATCTTATTTTATACGTTTTGGACAACAATTTTCGTCTGGTTTGTCTTAGCAGTTTTAAGCCGTGTAATCGTAGACACTATTTCATTTTTCTCTTCATGGTTTCGAACAGAAAAGCAGAGTATTCCACTACAAAAATATGTAACAGAAGCTCTTAGTTATAAAGGACCATTTAAAGATAGGGTAATGGCTAAGGCATTACTTAGAATGGCAAGAGATATCGATTCATTAAAGGAATAAAAAGAAAAGACGTGAGAGAAAAAATTTTTAAAGAAATCTCCGAAGAACGTGAAAGACAAGACTTAAAGTTCGGTCCTCAGAATCACAGACCTGCGGAATGGTGTATGATACTTGGCGAAGAAGTAGGAGAAGTTCAAAAAGCAGCTCTTGAATCCTACTTTAGATACGAAGGAAGAAACAACGATTATTCAGATTACAGAAAGGAGCTTATACAAGTTGCCGCTGTAGCGATCGCGATGATTGAATCATACGATAGAAATCGGAAATAAGCGCGTCTATGAATCACACAAAGATTGAATGGACTGATCTTACTTGGAATCCGACGACCGGTTGCACGAAAATATCAAGTGGTTGTAAAAATTGTTATGCCGAATATCTTACAAAACGTTTTGAAAAAATGTGGGGAAAGTTTTCAGAAATAAAATTGCATCCGAACCGGTTGGATTTTCCACGTACGGTAAAAGGAAAACGAATATTCGTAGATTCGATGTCTGATCTTTTTCACAAAGAAATACCGTTCGAATTTATTGATCAAGTTCATTCGGTCATTTCGGAATGTCCTGAAAATATATTTCAAATCCTTACCAAAAGAATCGAGAGAGCGAAAGAATATTATACCTCCAGGAAAAATTTCACTATGGAAAACGTTTGGCTTGGAACTTCGATAGAAAGTCAAAGCGTAGTTGAAGATCGAATACGTCATCTTATACAGATTCCCACTAAGGTCCGATTTCTTTCTTGTGAGCCGTTGCTCGAAGAAGTTGATATTTCAATTTATCTTCATGCTTGGGGTTACATCGATTGTTTTCCAATCGATTGGGTTATTGTAGGTGGTGAATCCGGTCCGGGAGCGCGTCCAATTCAAACGGAATGGATTCGTTCTCTTCACGATCAGTGTAATGACGCAAGGGTTCCGTTTTTCTTCAAGCAATGGGGTGGAAGAAATAAGAAAGAATCCGGACGAGAGTTAGACGGAAGAGAATGGAATGAATTCCCGAAGGAGATAGTAAGATGAGTAGTCTTTCTCAAATCTGGACGTTAAAGTCTAAAGCCGGTATTTCGGAAGAGAATTTCCGAAATCTTGTTGAATCTATTTCAGGATCAAGATCAACTAAAAATCTTTCTAACATTCACTTAGAAAAAATAGCGACCGCTATTTACAAATTACATCCTGAATTGAAAACGAAAAATACCGCTAACCGCACCCCAAATAAATATAAGTCAATCTCTAAAAATGATTCTAAACTCAAATCGATTGTAACACCGGATCAAAATGAGTTAATTAAAAAACTCGTTTCCGCTCTAATTTTATCTGGAAATTATGAGAATTTTTCTACTGATTCGCTTCCATTACGAATGTTTAAAAAATCGTTAAACGAACTTTCCAGACACGAAGCTCAGTCCGTAATTGAAGCACTCAAGGGAATGTTGATTCGAGCAAATAACAGAGGACCTCTGGAGCAAAAGAAAACTGAGCTAATAAATTTATTAAAACCTCTTTCTGGACTTGAAAGCGGTATTGAAGAATTAATAATTAAAGCTATTACAAAACTTGATAACGATTTTTTTAGAGCAATTGCAAGAATTAAAGATGAGGTGTTAGATGGCCGCGAGCCTGAATTTGTAAATATAGAATATAAAAGAATCTTTTCCGAAAAGACGGATAAGTTGCTACAGACTCCCGCAATAAAAGAAAAATTAAAAGACTATATTCTTAAATACGATGAACTTTTAAGTAAATCAAAATATTTCAAAAGCGGTGTTTTTAATCAGACGAACGCATCTACGATCGCTAAGAATTTAAAAGAGAATGGTTTCTTTAAGGCAAACCATACTGTAAATTTTATTTCTAAAGAAGAAAGAAGTGAAATTAAAACTGAAAAACAATTGGAAGAAATTATAGAAAATGAGAAGAAAGAAATTCTAAATAATTCCGACTTGCTTAAAATTTTTAATGAATTAGATAAGCAAATCATAGCAAATGCGGAATTAAGAGAATTCCGTGATTATCTTCAATCTCATATTGAAATACTGCCCGAGCTATCAGATCTTGAAGCGTTTAAAGAAAAATTATGGATATCATATTTCAAATCGCATAAAGATGCCTATCGCGCACTTATTGAATGTATGGAACGGGAAAAGTGGAATGATATACGTTGACTTTCGGTCTGGATTCTTACGTTTTCAAAACGTTTTTTCGTATTATTTCATCGTAATATTCTTGAATTCTTCTTCTTTCGTTTTTAATATTCTGTCCATAATAGGTCTAAAAACCTTCTAAAACCCCTTCAAAACGCCGTTTTCCCTCGATTTTCCGACTTTTCCGTTTAGACTTTCCTGGGTATCTGTTCGTTCCGTGTTAGGGGGGGATAACGACTCTTCCTAAAGAAATCGGATTCCTAAAAAAATTAGAAATTTTGAGATTATATCAAAATGAATTTTCATCCGAGGAAAAAGAAAGGATTCAAAAATTGCTTCCGAAATGTAAAATTGATTTCAGAGATATTTATTAGAATTATGAGTATATGGAAAAAACAATCCCGTTTCAGTGAGTCTTTATGAACTTTCGTTTAACACTGACTTGCTTACAAAAAATAATAACGATTTTACTTATTTTTTTTAGTTTCTTTTGTCAACTCAAAACCGAACAAGAACTGCAATATTTCGATTTAACAAAAGCGCTCCAAAATCCTTCCAAAGTTCGAGTTTTGGATTTGACTGGACAAAAACTCACAACTTTTCCAAGGGAAATTGTACAACTTCAAGAGTTAAAAAAGTTGCTTTTGAGATGGAACCGACTCGCAACTCTCCCCAAAGAAATCGGGCAACTACAGAATTTGCAAACGTTGCTTTTAAATATTAATCAACTCACAACACTTCCAAAGGAAATCGAGCAACTCCAGAATTTGAAATGGCTGGATTTAAATACTAACCAGCTTACAACACTTCCTAAGGAAATCGGAAAATTGAAGAACTTGCAAAGGTTGGATTTAAGTGAAAACCAACTTACGATTCTCCCCAAAGAAATTGCAAAGCTTCAAAATTTACAAGAATTGCATTTAAATGGTAACCAGCTAACGACTCTTCCGAGTGAAATCGGATTCCTAAAAAAATTAAAAATTTTGAGATTATATCAAAATGAATTTTCATCCGAAGAAAAAGAAAGGATTCGTAGGGCACTTCCAAACTGCGAAGTTGATTTTGGAGATAAATAATTTCCCTTTAAAGTTAAAGATCGTTCGATTGAAAACAATGGAAGATTTCGAAATTTTAAACCGAAGAAAAAAATTCCTCGATTGTTTTTCCAAGCGCGGACAGGTATTCAAAAAGGAATGTTCAAATGGGGCAAACGTTCCAGTTTTTACAAAAATCAATCTTACAACCAAAGTAAAGATCCAGAGAAGCTTTATGAAATTTCGTTTAAAGTTAGTTAGTATTCAAAAAATTGCTGTTTGCGCGCGCGTTTAAAATCGAGAAAACGCACGCAAAGCGCAACTGAAGGAATCGACTAATCCTAATCCGATTGAATATCAAATTGATTGAGTTTTTCAACGGATTCCGCCGATTGAATCTCTGACTTTAAACGCGCGCATTCCTGCAAAAGAAACGATTTTCGAATCGCTCCATCGTTTAAAACTTGTTTAATCTGATCGGCTGAATGATTGCGATACTTTTTAACTCCGTCTGAATCGGTGCATTTGTATAAAACAGGGACATTTAGAGAAACTAAACCGACTAAATTCAATTGGTCGTCTCGATCGCTGCTGTAAAAATGCGGTGCACCTAACGCACTGGAAATAAAACCGGCTGTGATTTCAGATTCACATATAGAATTTACAAGCTTGATCAAAAAATCTTTCTTTTGAACCAGATCAATGATCCAGCCTGATTTCGTATGGATCTGATTTGGAATGACGGCTTTTTTCGCGTCTGTCGCTGGCTCATCCTCCGTTTCTGTCTCAGAATCAATTTGATCCTCCCAACTTTGCAGAACTCGTTTCTGTCCGGAAGTTTTGTTATAAACGTTTTTCGGAATGAAATCTTGCGCGATTCCGTCTCTAATTTCCGCACGAAACAATTCTCCAATCTGTGGATTGTAGTGGACGGAATATATGACCTCGTGTTGATCTGGATTGAAATTTGCCCAGCTTTCCACACCTGTCAGTTGATTCGGATCGGTGTTCATCCAAATTACAATATTTGAATGTTTTTCGATTATATAATTCATTATTTTTTCCTTATATTATGCCACTCTAACTTTCATTCGCACTGCTACATTGGCAGAAACTGTTTCGTTGCCTATCCGGGGCGTTCCGTTAGTCCCATCACTGATAGGTAATGTTGCACTTATTGGAGCCCCTCCCCAGGTGCCACCACCTGGGAAATTCCATTGGCCCCCGAACCCAACGTTGAGTCCATACGCACCGCCAGAAACATTCCCAGGCGGGACGGAGAGCCCTTTTCCTTGCGCCTGATCCTGCCCCTTGTATCCAACCGGGCCCCCATCATAATTTCCCCCGGAGGCTTTGGCCCTAGTTCCATGAACTCCAGCACCCCTCACAGATATACCATTTCTATCTCGTATATTAAACGTGGTTGAACCATCCCCGAATCCGAACTCGGTATCAACTATACAATCTCCTGTTTGATTTGCAGTGAGATCGATGATCGAACCCGTCCGAGTGGACGAGATCTGGAAATCATTCGTGGTCGGATTGCGAACATAATATTCTGTTAATGCTGTAATTCCACCGCCTGAAAATGCAAATTTAATCAGATCCCCTTCTATACGACCGTGTGCAGAAACAGCGATTCGATCGGTAGAGGGAGTAATGCCGGAAACAGTTTTGTGGACCAAGTTCCAAAGTGCCGCAAACTGTGACCGCGAAATGGCCTGCCCATTGGCATCTTTGAAATAATTAGGATCCAGTTGGTTGAGATTGTCCTCTCTAACACCACCGAGTGGAATTAGAAGTGAGTTGATTAGATTTATTGAATTCGTAACGTTGTTCGAATTTGAATCGATACTTTCCTTTAGATATTGATCGTTTCCGTATAGACGATCCACCTCATCGTCAATCAAATCCCCGTCCGCGGGTGTATTTTTAGACCAAGTGCGTGTTTTTGTCGGATTAAATACTGCCATTTTCTTACTTTAACTCCTGCTCAAATATTACAAAACGTTCATGCAATCTAAAAGGTTGTTCGATCTTAAAATAAGATCTGACTTGTTCTTTCATTTCCCGCAAATCCATATCTCTAAAGAACTCAGATTCAAGTCCGGACCCGGTTTTCCGAAAGCCTTTCTTCTCGCAGTATTGTAAAAGATTAGTATGATCTGAAAAGGCGCACACTGGTAGCATTTCGATTCTTGCCTTATCTTTACCAGCAATCTCGATCGTGGTTTCTCTAACTAAAATTTGAATCATTGGAACTCCTCTTTTATTATGAAATCATAAACTATCAGATTGTCTTTTGGTTTAGACGGGAATGTCTTAACAAAAAGTAGACCACCGTCCTCATCAAACAGACCGATTTCATTGATACTTTGTCCGATGAGTTCAGACTGCTTGATTGTCGCTTTAAAACTTCGTGTCCCATCTGGATTGTTTTGAATTTCAACGAGCTTCCTAAAAACTTCATTTTGAAGCCCCGTATCCGAATCTTGAGGCGAGCGAGGCACACCAGATTCAAGTCCACCCGTTCCAAATGCAATTTCATACGGTTGGATTCCGACATTGGCCCCGGAGAGAATCGTAAAACCGTTGAGCGGCCAACTGCCATCTAAAATAGATGAACGAAGAGCCGAGCCATATAGTTTTCCGGAGAGTGTCGAAGTCTCGAAACGGTAGTTTATAATAGAGCGAACACCGCCTGCACGAATTTGAGCGATCGCTTTGTTAAACTCCGGGCTAACTACGACAGAATCAATCGAGCCAGAAAAAATAACTCGAATTGTAGCCGGTCTTTTTGTGCTTCCTGAGAATGGATATTCTCCATTGAGAGTTAATGATCCATCCAGATACATCGGAATACCTGAATAACATAATTCTTGAATCTCATATAACGTTCCGGTTCCAGCAAGAATCTGAGAACCGATTTCGTTCATCGAATAGATGTCGCCTTTGGACTTCTGCTTTTGTCTTGCGATGGAAAGAAAGATGCGACACCTAAAATCGTCCATTCCGTTCCGTGGTTGTTTAAGATTCTTACCAATAAGATCAAGAATAGCTCCATTTTGAATTCTGTAATCCGTTGTGCCGTTGATCGATTCTAATACAGAACGCACTTCGTTTAACAATTCAAGGTCCGCTTGCCACTTCCTTCCAATTTCGGAATCTGAATCACGGGTAAAGAGCGATGTCGGATATTTTTGAAGTATATCTTCGATCGTCTTCATAGGAAATTGACCTGTATGTTTGCTGTAACGAGTTTTGCTCTTTGTCGGCTGCTAATAATAAGTTCGTCTAACGTTGCAGGTGCCGAAAGGCCAACCTTGACCGTCATAGATTTGATTCCAAGCACCTTGACCGAATCGTATTCCGAAAGACCGCTCTGAGAAGCGATCAACTTCCACGCGAAAACATCTTCGCCGGTTCCATCTCCTTTGTAAGAGATCGAAATAGGTCCAATTGTATCGACACCGCCAATCACTTTGATACAATTCGTTTTTACAATGGATTCAGAACCAGTTTCCCAGAGAGAAAGGTCACGAACGATGTCGATCTTAACAAAAATGGGAACGTCCGTTGGACGATTGAAGTAGTAAGTCCGAGGAACTCCTTTGTTATCAATCAGAGTCGTCGTTTCTGTTCCTATCGATTCAATTCCACCCGGCCAGTTTTTTAAGAAACAATCTCCGATTTCCGCAGGGGCTCCTCCCTCGATCACAGCTTCCATAGAATGAGGAGGACGGCCTTCCGCGTCTACGAAGTCACCGACATTTTCGTAAACTCTTGCAGAAAGAACTGATTCGATATTGTTTAAAGCTCCTTGAACATTTGCTGCAGAGCTTCCGCCGTTGATTCCTTCTTCAAGGAATCGGTTCAGATATTCTGAATCGGTTTCGATCACTCTTCCTTCTCTCGCAGGCTCCGGATTTGTAACGGTATCAATTCCGGTTATCGCCGTATTGATCGTAGTGATGGAATTCGCTCCAACGTTTGCAGAAATTCCGTATTCCAAACTCAAGGCTTGTGCATTCAGTAGAACCGTTCCACCCGAAACAGTTCCCGACTCGATTGTAATAAATTGTAACCCGTTACCGGTTTGGCAGATTGTTCCTATGTTTATAAACGACCCATTCACTCCGGAAAAACGAAGACTGACGATCGCTCGTTTTGCGGGTTGTCTTTCTGAACCAAGAGGATTCAATACTCGATCTAAGGACATACCTTTCGCTGTGTGAGCGAAATTGGAATAAAAGATGCCTTCAGCAAGTTTATAAATTTCGTCTAACTCATCTGCAAGGATCCTCAACCTTACTCCATCCTCGCTCAAAATCGAAAGATCAATGTCTGATCCAAGTTGTGTCCGATATTTGGTTTCTAAATCGGAGACAATCTCATCTCTCGATTTACGTATGAACCCTTGTTCTGTAACTCCGGCCATCACACTTCCTCCGTAACAAAGCCGTAAATCGTGAGTGCAGAAAATCGAATATTCAATTTACGATCATTTCCGGAATCTTCGATTATCTCAATGCTATCCACAGAAACGGTCTCGGTGTCCTTTTGTAAAACTTTGCGAACTTCAAGCAGGATTCGTTCTCTCGAAATCTTAGTTGAAAATATCGTATTCCAATCCATTCCGTTCAAAGGTTCGTAGACGGATTCTGCCAGCGAAAGACGAATCGAATGTCTGATTCGTTGAGAGTAATATTCTAAACCTTCGATTACGACCGGCTTTCCGTCGACTCGAACGATGTCCCGATTTTCAATTTTCAAACCTTTCATCCGATCATTACCTTTCTTGAAAGAATCTGATCTACTTCCGCTTTTCTCAAATTGAGTTGAGTGATTACAGTCGGCGCAAGGGCCGCCGGTGAACCAGGAACCGTATTCGTTGTAAATGCGGAAGCGTTATTTATGAACACATCCAAAATCATTTTAAGAAGTTCTGATAGAGTTTCTCCTAATACGGATGATTCAGACAAATCGATTAAGCCGCCTCGAATCTTGATCGTATCGTCGTCGAGTTGAATCAAAGATTTACCGTGCTTGTGTCCGATAAGAAGACCCGGTAAGTTTCCGGTCATTGCGGGCGGATTCAGTTCACCTTTGAATCCACATACCACGCAAGCACTTTGTAAATCAAAGAGAGATTCTGAAACAGGAGTGCTTAGTCCGCGAACTGCGTCTGACGTATCATGAGTCGAGAATGAAATCCAAACCGTATCACCACGTTTGTAATCTGGTTTGATATAAAAGTCTCCGGCCCAAAGCGTCCCGACTCGAATATTTGAAAGAACTGGAAAATCAATTTCTTCGCCTTGTCCGTCTTTCTGTTTAAAAAGAAGTTTCACATTAGCCGTCATCAAGGAGGGATTAAACGATTCGATTGTTCCCGGAAGACCGACCTGAACGTTTGCAAGCTGCCTTTTGATCGCTTTTACGATTACATCATCAAGAGTTATCATAGTGGAAGAACCTCTAACTCTGTATAATTCGAAGTTTGGAATGTAGAAAAGCGATGTTTGCCCTTTACGATTCTACATTCTCCATCTAAACTTCCGCCTTTGACCGCAATCACTTGATTCAATTTAAACTTGTGGCGAAATAGGCTCGTAATCTTCCAGGTTTTTTGATTTTTTTCGGGAACTCCAATCAGTCCCGAAGTATTATCTAGGAAAATTGTGCTGGGTTTACTCGGGGGATCGAGCGGGGAAATGTGTAAAAGTCCGTCTTGCATCCAGTATTGAGATTTTGTTAGCTCACAGAAACTTTTGATACATTCTCCCAAAGACCTTGTTGCGCTGAAATTGATGACGTTACCTTCTCCTAAAGTTATAGATCCCGGTTTGATGTTGCCTTGAGTCAAAATATCGAGGATTACGGTTTGTGCGGGAAGCTTGTTATACGTTTTCATGATATAGAAACTGTTCCAGGAGCCGGCGTTTGCCGAGATAGTGAATTCTAAAATCTTATTTGGACCTTCTTGTTTCATTCTGGGAAGAATCACTTCGCCGCTTATAACAAGTCCGTTCTCGTCTTTGTATCCGGCGCTTAACATTGCAGTGGGATATAGGAATCCTGCACCTTTTGATTTTGCACCGACCATTTGCATCGTATCATCATTTGTGTTATAGATTAAAATTTTTGTTATATTCAATTTATCTAAATCAGACTCGAATTCAATGTCAAACGGAGGATAGGTAAACTCTTTTCCAAGTCCTGTCTTTGGAAGAATTTCCAAAGAAACAACACGACCGTAAAGTTTTGGATTTCCGATCATGTTGTTTTCTCGATGATATAGATTTGAACCGTAGAACCGAGTGTGTCTCTGTTGACAGAGATTTCTGAAAATTCGTCTCGATACAGATCGTCTAAATCTAATGGAATCAATTTAATATGATTCGGGAATCCATCGACTACGAAGTGGTTCAAAGGAATTCCGTAGACAAGTTTTGTTGAGAATAGAATTTTGCCTTCCGAGTCCCTAACAAGAGCCGTGATGAAGTCACCAACCGAGTTGTAGTTGAATTCAAACTCGAAATCCTTTCCGCCGATTTCGTATTCATAACGAACCGGAAAGGTTTCAGAGTGAAAAGGTAAGTATTTAAGTGAAAGCATTTTCTATTTACCTGGAATTCCTGCTTTTAAAAAACTCTTCTCCTTCACCGGATTTGGATTGCCCTCTCTGGTATGTTCTTTGATCGGTTGTTTGCCCATGGATTTCACGGCGTTCAGATTCCTGGTTTTAGCCTCTACAATCTGAATCGGGAAAATGGACAGGGTCATACTAACATCATCCCCCATATCTTTAGATTCAGAAAAACTAATGTCTCCGATCAACAGGTTTGGAATTTCGTCCATAGTTCTACCTAAGTATCGTTTGTCCGGATCATCGGGCGGAACGTATCGAAAGAAAGATGGAAGCAGAGACAGTATCTTCGTGAATATCCCGTCGGTTGTATAACCGAGAAGCGTAACTAATGTCCCGTTCGTTTGCCAACGAATGAGTGTTTCTAATTTTTCATCCACGGTCACATTGCGGAAAGAAAAGATTGTGATTGAATTGGAAAGAATCGCGCTCAATGAGATTCCTCTTTGACCCGGAATGACGTGATCCGTTACCGATGTTTTTCCTTTCTCTTTTTCAATCGGATGCCCGGTCACTTCGGCAGGATACGAGTGTTGCATTTCTAACGATACATTGATCTCGATTTCAGTATCTCCATCCGTTAGAGCGATTGTATCTCTTCCCGTGATGATTCCCATTACATTACCTCCGGAGAAAGCCCAGCAGAAAGGCCGAGCTTAATCGCTATTTTTTCTAATTCTTTTTCCAAATACTTCGCAAAAATGGACGCGTTCTCCTGAGGAGATCCAGCTCCTAATGTAACATTTGCGATATTGACTGAGATGCCTCCGGAAGATTTTGACCTTCCGAGTGATCCTAAGTCCTTTACAGCAACCAAGTTGTCGTCCGGATCTGTGTGGATTACCTTGCCGGTTTTTGTGATGATTGCGTCGTGAACTTTTGTAACGTTATCCGCCTTTCCAGGTGTTCCAAAATTGAAAATACCGGAAGGCAAGATCCCTGAAAAAGCCTCTTTGATCTTTGGGCCTATGTCTTTAAATAGATCTTCTATGATCTTAGGAAGTGATTTAAACCATTCTACGATTTCATCGAAAGCGGCAAAAATTGAAGAAACAGGAAAGAGAGTCCCAACTATAAGCTTTCCATATTTTTTGGCGAGATTGATCAGATAGTCGAAGGCTTGCCCAAATAACTTTTTAATATCAAAATCTTTGAATGGACCTAGAAAATCCCCTATAATCGATTCACCTCCATCCATCCAAACGAGCAGATCATCCACTATCAAAACGATTGCGGCAATCGTTGCGGCAACAGCCGCGCCTAACGCAATGAAAGGAATCCATGGAGCAATTGCCGACCAACCAGCCACAGCCATTCCGTAGAGAGCGGGAATCATTCCTCCAGCGGTTGTCGAGGCGGCAACAACCATTTTCGCGGCAATGGCTACCAAGACGCCCGTGAATACGGAGCCGAAGATGACGAGACCGCCTTTCACTCGATTGAGCGCATCCTCTCCAACAGTAAAATATTCTAATATACTCACAAATGTTGCGAGGAAAGGCTTCATGCCTTCGAGAAGAACTTTTCCAAAGATCTCTTTCAAATCCCCCATCCTTTGATTGTAGGCTTGAAAGATTGCGGATGCGGATTTCAAATGTGATCCATACGCATCCTGTAGTGCAGAGTTTTCTCTGAGTGCTGTGGAAATCAGCTTTTCTCTTGCAAGACGCTTGGAGGCTTCCGTCAT